AATGGAAGATAACGTTAAAAAATATTTAGATAAGGTGGCGGATCGGATAGCATCTGAAACAGAGTTATCTAAACATAAAAGATTTAAATTCATACGAACACCATTTTATGATTCGGTATTTCCGGAGGATGTATTTAATCAGATTAATATAGAATTACAAACTAGGAGATTTTTTCCTGTAAGTAAATTATCTCATAATTTTCGATTACATGTTAAAAACATATATGGTTTATCTAAAGAAGAAGTATCATACACTCTTAAAAAATATATTGATATAATTTTATTAAAGTTAAATGGAAGATATTGAAAAAATTGTTACAATCATCGTATTATACGAACTTATAAAGAATTTTGTAAAGTTCATCATTAAATGATGGTTACATTTATTAACTCGCGGAACTGTCGAAATCTCCCCCAGCCCCCTCTTATTAGATTGTCGTTTTTATAAAGTTGTTATATTTATATAAAAAAAAACATTATATTATGAAAATTAAGAAAAATGGTAAGGTAATTAGGTTAACAGAATCAGACCTTAAAAGAATTGTAAAAAGAGTGTTAAATGAAAACACAATAGATCAGAATGGTATAACCATAGGTGATATAACAATACATGAGGGTGAGGTTTATGATATGCCTTATGTGAAATCCGAAAATGATACTGTAGTAATATATGTAGGTATATCAGATAATATAAAAAACTATGAATCTTTATTTTCAGATGCATTAAAAAAATGTATATGGGTAAATAAGGATGGTGAAACTGAAACATTTGAACCTGGTGTTATCTTAACTTTTACTAAAAAACGTAAAGATATATTTTTAGATTCAGTAGAATCATATGGAATGAGCACTGCGAGATGTCCTTATAAATGTGCACCAGATAAATTGGAAGTGGCGGAATGTAATAAACATATCGAACCAATATTTAGGGGTTCATTAGATTTACCTAAAAATATAAATGAATTAGATCCTAAATTTGTTAGTTTATTTGGTAAATAAAAATAAAAATAAAAAAAGATTATGAAAATTAAAAAAAACGGTAAGGTAATTAGATTAACAGAATCAGACCTTAAAAGAATTGTAAAGAGAACACTATCTGAACAACGTATGGGTGATGAAGAAATGGTTAACCATTTTCACCGTCCCATTACTATTGAAATGATTGAAAAAGAAGTAAGGGATAGCTTAATGGAAAGAGAAGCGATTCTAGAGATGATACCTTCAGATAAGGTAGATATGGTGATAGATAAGATAGCGAGATTTATAATTGAAGATTTTCACTATCAGATTGATTATTTATCCGATGATTTACAAAATTTAGTAGATCATGTTTTAAAGTATTAATAATTTAAAAAAAACATTATATTATGAAAATTAGAATAACTGAAAAACAATATAAAGAAATTATTTCTGAACAATCTTGGGCAGAAGGGGAGAGTCGTCCAGTATCATTTACTGAAGAGGATAGAGAAATGTTAAGTAGAATATATGATGTTGTAGTTAGAGGTGGTGCTGCAGGTGGTTATGGTGGTGTAAGAAGAAGAGCAATTCCTGCATTGGGTACATTACCAGATGCATTGAAATAACAACACAAACTAATTATCTAGAAAGGAGATATTAAAGGTATTATTGATTTAATACCTTTTTTTATGCAATTATTTTTGTAATACTTATGTCATTTTTAAAATTGACCGGCGGAACTGTCGACTTCTCCCCCCAGCCCCCCTCCTCTATTTCATTCTTTTTAATAAGTTGTTATATTTATATAAAAAACTATTAAGATGAAGACTAGATTAGACGAAACAAATAAAATGAGGAGATTAATGGGGTTATCTATATTAACCGAACAAGAAACTTTGGATAATATTGAATCTTCTCCTTTAGATAATCAGTTAAAATTATCTAAGGAACAAGGTAAAAAGTTAGAAGAAGAACTTAGAGCAGCAGTAGAAGAAGCAGAACGTTTAAAGATTGAAAAGAACTTAAGTAAAATAAAACTAGAAGCATACTTAGAACAATTGAAATCTAATAGAGTCAGTGGAAAAATTTTAAAAAGGGAAAATAAAAATATTAAGAAATTAGAACGACAGATTGAGAAATTAGAAAATACCACATCTGAAACTAGAAATGCAGCTTCTAAAAAAATACTTAAAGGGATATTAGGTGTATTAGTTGCTAGTTTATCAATAGTAGTAATAAAAAATCACCCAATTCTAAAAATGTTAATTAGAAAGATTAGTAGTCTTAAAATACCTAATTCGACAACACCACCTAATTCTGGTGGAGGAGTCGTGCCGATTGGTGGAGGTAATCCAAATACTGGAGTTATTTATCATAGTACAATAGATCCTCCTGTAAATAACCCATAATATACATTACATAACTTTTACATTTCTTAATTAAATCTAAGACTTATACACCTATTTATTTTTAAACAACGGTGTATGAGAATCAATAAAAACATAGTATTTAAAAAATTATCTGTAGAAGAAGTAAAAGAACTTTATGGTGTTAAATCTTTTAAGAAACCTGAGAAAGGTTTTGTAGATGATATATTATTAAATAATGAAAATCTAACTGTAGACATCAGTTTAGAAGAAATGTATATTGATGAGCCTAAAGAACTAAAAGGACAACCAGTTAAAAGAATCTATTTAGAAAAAGTTAAAGAAAAAATGAAAGATAAAAAAGAGGCTAGCTTTAAAATTAACGGTAGTCACGTTTGTATCACAATAGATGAAGAAACAGAGATTATGGTATATAATTTAGAACAAAGAGGTACTATATTTTTTCGTTCTGAATCTGACACCCATTTCTGGGAAAAACAAATATCAAAAGATAAAAAATAGTATTTAGTTTATTATCCATTTATAGGATATTTATTATTATAATGGATAATAGTAAACATATGTATGATGCATGGTTCGATGACATCTTAGATGATGTTAGGGATAATGTGCTGGGAGAATACTGGAGTAAATACCTTAACTATAAATATTATAGAGAAATCCTTAAAGACTTATTGCACCGATCTAAGTTAGTACATAATCACAAATATCCATCAAGGAGTTCTGTACTTCATTTTAATTATGATGGAGATTATGAGTTAGAATCACCAAGTAAAAGTGTTAACTATATAGAGAAGTATGAAGTACCAGAAAATGAGTTAAATGAATTACATCATGTTTATTATTTTATTCTTAAACAAATTGTTAAAACACAAGGTGAAGAAGAAAATATCTTAACCGAATCAAATGACACACAAAAAGATTTTTTAGACAAGGTTGTAGATAGATTACTTAAAGAATCAATGTATAGAATATGGGAAAATAAAGATTTCGCTACAGATATTAAAAAAGTAACACGAGTAGAAATAATTTTTGCACTTACTAATACACGAACAGGAGAACCTATTGAAGTTTTTTCTATGGACTCGGTAAAAAACAGTGCACTTAAAAGAAAAAAAAGAAAAGAAGAATACATAGAAGACTACGAAGAAGATCATCTAACTAATATATATGGACTAAATTCTGAAGAAATACAAGAAGTCATTTTTAACTATTATACTACACTTTATAATAATATTTATAAAAGTTATTTAGAAATGAATGAAGATGATAAAATACCTACCAGTAAATCAGAAGAATGGTTTAGAGGTGATGAGGTATTTGAAATTGGTGGTAGTTTAAATGAATCTATAGATAAACAAGGAAGATTCTTAGATAGGGTTATTGAACAACTTGTTAAGGAGACTATTATATATACTTCTTACAGTGGAGATATGATAAGTATACCAGGTAATCCAGATGAAAAATGGAATGCGATAAAAATGTTTGATCATTTAGATTATTTGTACAATAGATTTTTAACCCACACAATAAAGCATTGTAGAGATGTTTATGGGTTAACCGATGAAGAAATTGATTATGTATGGAATAATTACTTCTATGAAATTAAAACCAATTACTATTACCAAAAAGGACTTAATGAATCTACAGAAAAACCTAAAGGAATGGATCTTAAATATCTATATAAAGTTGCAGACTCTATTATGAAAGAAATAGAAATTTCCAACGACAATTTTAAAGTTAGGGGATTCGGTTCGTGGAGTGATATGTCTACAGGTGGTAGAGGTTTTTGGGTTGGTTTAGAAAAACACTCAAAAGATACATATGGGTTAACAAAGGCAGAGACAGAAATGGTATCAGATCTTGTATGGGACAGTTTAAATGCTAAAAATATTTTGGTGTATAATGAAAAACATAAAAAACATTATGGTTCATTAAGAGAACAACATTATGAGGATTGGGATGAAAGGGCTAGAGAACAAAACATAAATTTATTAAAGGCTAAAGGTATTGATATATTAAGTACGGACATCAACGTACCATTCTATAGAAGAATTGATAGTAAAGAAATTAGGTATTTAAAAAATGTAGTAGATAGGTTAGATAAAGAAACTAAACTAGAATCCGATGAAGTTTTTCAGGATGGTGGTTTTATTGTATTTACTCCTTTCGGAAAATTTGAATACGATGTATTTATAAATGACTATAGGCACAGTAGTTTTGAGAAATACGTAGATGATATATATGGGGTGGGTGATAACCAAATAATGTTTCCTACAGGTAATAGTATTGCACAAGCCAGAGAAAGTGCATTTTTATGGGAAATGTATAAAGATAAATTAAGAAGAAAAAAATTAAAACTTGTGAATCCAGGTTTGCCCGATATTCCTGATGATGCAATTATAACGGAACAAAATTTAACTGGTGATGAACATAAATCACTATTACAATCTTTTGGGGATATGGGTACTCCACCAGAAATTGCATCAGAAGAATTAGGAGAATTAATTACGTGGGTAAAAGATTTACCAGAAGAATTATTTCTATATAGAGTACTTTACTTAGATGATGGAAATCAAATAAATTACGATGAATTAGGTAGTCATTATTCACAAGACAGAACAGACTTAATTAATAACCATTATAATAGAGGTAGTATATACGGACACAGACAAGGAGAAGATGCATATTTAATAACTGTTAAAGTACCTAAAAGTGAAGTAGATGTAATGGAGACATTAAATAATAATATCCTTTATCCTCATGAAAAAGAAATAACTTTAAAGAATAAAGGTAGAGGGGCAAAATATTTAGATATTGAAAAAATATAACATATTTATATAAAAAAAGTAAAATGGGAAGATTAGCAAAATTAAAAAGAGAATTAATATTAGAATCTAATAAAAGATTATTAGGTGAAGATAAATTAGGTATAGAACCAGTTATAGATAAAAGTGAAGGAGATGTTGGATATCAAATGTTTTTTGAAGAGGGTAAGGACACAATATCTGATAGTGATAAAAAAATGGCAGCACAACACTTATCTAGAGACATTATGAGATCATTACCAACTATAGAAAGATTTAGAGCGGAAAAAAACATCCCTAAATTCATTACCATTGGTAGTGGTACATCCTCTACTGGTAGTAGAGATAGAAATGCAGAATTAGGTAGATCTAGAATGGAAGAAATGAAAGATATAGTTTTTATGTCATTTGATATTGTGGGTGATATTACAGGTAAATATGTGGCTAAAGATGTAATAGAAGACTTAATTACCACTAATAGTAATTCATCTTACAAACCTAGTGATTTAAACCCAATTTATGATAGGAATAGATCACTACCTAGAGATATGGATAGATATGGTTTTGTCGTAATTAGTCCACTTACAACTATGGGATTAGATAAAAAATCTATTGGTAGTGTGGGTGATAAAATGAGGGGTGCAGATTATTTGGGTCATGAAGATGAAGAATCAATTGTAAACGCAATAAAAGAATTAGAAACATATTCAGATATTGTAGACTTAGATTATGAATTAAGAAACAACGGTGGATTAGAAGGATTTATAAATAATACTATTACTGATGGGTTAACAGGTATGGGTAGTGATACTGAAGAAAGAGAAGATATTGTAAATGCAATTAACAACGCTGCAAATAATAGTGGAAAAGGTAAAGTTGCGAAAATTAGTTTTGCTAAAGGTGGTGCAATCGTATCTATTATGTTGTAATAAATTTATTTAAATGAGGGACATAATAAGAAAAATATTATTAGAAGAAGTTTCTCAGTACGAATATCAAGTAAGAGACATAGGTGGTGACACCTATTATAGAAAACGTAAAGGTGATAAGTATTGGGAGTTTACAACGAAAGATGATTTCGATGCATACGCTACGGATAAAAATACTGTTAAATGGGTGGAAAAGAAACCACCTAAACCACCTTATGTAAGACAAGTGGATGTTCCCACCACAATGAAGGGAAAAGACGGTAAGATTAAATATTTAAAAGATTATTTCGAAAACCTTTCTCCAAATGACTTTAAAGTAGAAATAGATGGTAAGTCCATTAAGATAACACCTAACGATAATGGATAAACAAAAAGAATATTTAGAATATGTTTATAATGATTTAGTTAAGAATACTAAATTCAGAGATGCATCTTATAAAGAAATAGACTTATATGATGGTAAGTGTAAAAGTTTACAAGTTGGTATTCGTTGGGGAAGTGAAGCACCTTATTTTAACTATATACCAGAATGTTTAGAAAATTATCTAAAAGATTATTGGGGATTAACCTATAATGAAATAGAAGAATTATTTTGGGATAAGTATGATGAACATATTATTAATATGGTACTATCCAAAAAAGAACATGTATCACCATATCTAAGAGTACATGTTGATTACCTAAGAGAATCTAAAATAGATAAACAAACAGAATTCCTACAAAAAGTTGTAGATACGATGATAGATGAGACTAAACCCTTTAATGAAACTGGTGCTAGTGTTATAACACCATTTATTGCCGATAGACAAACAGGAAATGTATTTGTATTGAGTGCACACTATTGTAAAAAGATGGTTGATAATTTTGATGATGAGTTTACTATGGGTAAGATTTTCACCAGATATTTAGACATGTTTGGTATTACAGAAATTGATGAAATAGAAGAGGTAATGTATTGGTATTTTAATGATATCTTTGAAAAATACTTTAAGAGGTTTTTCGATTTATCTTATAAAACCAGACCTAGATTAGATGAAGGTATTGATTTAGCATACGTTGAAAAGGTTACTGACAGAGTTCTTAAAGAAATAGTGTGGGACTTTGATAGAGGACTTGTTTATTTCCCTATGATAGATTATTCCGCTAGTATTAGGGACGATGATTTTTTATCTGCGGTTTCTGCAGACGATGCATTTACTAATGATATTAGTTCACCAAATACTAACTGGCATGTTGACTTAATGAATCACATAGAAGATATGTATGGAATCAGTGGTAGTGAATGGAATCGTATTTGGGGTTCATTACAGGGTGAGATATGGGAGAAGACTGAAGAGTACTGGGACTCATTCACAAGAGGATATTAAACAATTTACAATTTCATAACATTACTTATCGAACTTTTTACACTAAGGGTATATTTATATTCTTAATTATAAATTATGAACATACATCAAATAATATGGCTTGGTCTTTTACCTATATTAGTAATGGGTGGATATATTATTGCCCTTATACGTAATATAAGGAAATATAAGTGATTAATTTTTACTTAATCTATCGTAATCTTCTCTCTTAATTACTACATAACTCCCACACCAATAACCAAACACTTCATCTGAAAACTTCTTTTCCATATTAAAGTCTTTTATATTGAAGTTATACACTTCATCATAAAATGATTCATTAGGGAATCTTACTGACATCTTTTCTTCTATTATTTTTTCCATAATTTAAATTTTATCTTTATTTATTATTGGTTTTAAACTAGCACCGTATGGTGACGCACTATTAATTATAATCTTTCTTTGAAATACTCTTTCACTTTTTTTAAGTACATCTATTAAGTAACTACCGTTAGTTAATTTTAATCTCATATCAATAAATGGAAATGTAGTATATTCTCTATAAACTATTCTCCCTAACATATCATAAATTATGATTTGTAGTTCTCCTTCATAGTCTGGAAATTGTAAAATAACTCTACCTTTAGTAAATGATGGTCTAACTACCGTATTCTCAAAACCAGTTAACTGTGGCTTTGGTACATAATTATTTAATAGATCTATTCTATAGGTTTCCAAAGATGCAATACCTCTAACAACTTGATTTTTTGTAAAAGTACACATACAATCTGCACCTACATAGTCCATATAATGTTTTACAAACACCCTTTCTGGTGTATCACATTGACTAAATAGGGTATCTGGACATTCAGCACTTGGGTAAATAGGTCCATCTTGTAAACCTGTCTCTGGAATATAGTCTTCTCCACATGGACCCCAATCTCCCCAAGGATGATGAAGGTTTAACCAATGTCCTATTTCATGAACAAGGACATGTCCTTTTGCCCATTTATTGAACATTGGATAAGTCCAAGAATAGACTCTATCCCCAACACTTTGCCAATCTACAACAACTCCATCCGACCAGTCTTCACCGCCAGGAAATTGTGCATAACCCATCAATCCATCATAGAGGTCGCATATCCAAATATTAAGATATCTGTCGTTTGGCCAACCCACTTTTCCTTGACTTGATTTTTTAACATTATTACTATAATAAGAAAATTCACCAACATTTGTTTTAGTTCTTGTAATTCCTGTAGTTGGATATCCTTCAGGATCAATATGTGCCAACTCAAATGATATTTTAAAATTACCTTTCCAATTCTGTAGGGTATCAGTTAATAATACTGTATCAGCGTTTCTAAGGTTAAATCTATCATTTAAAACCTTTAATTGTTGATAGATTATAGAGTCATGAAGATTTTCTCTCCAATCGTTATAGACTATATGAACTACAACTGGAATTATATAACTATTTTCTGATTTCTTTTGCGGACTTCTTAAATAGTTTTGTATATCTTTTTCTATTTTATCGTACCTTTGTGGATTTTCTTCAATAAAGGGTTTATTATATTCATCTGTAGCACACGGTGTTTGTGTTAAAATCATTACAGGTAATAATAATAATAACAATAATAAAATTTTACTCATAACTTTAACTGTTTTATATAATATATATAAAATTATTCATAAAATCAATATATTTATATTATATAATATTAATTTATGAATAAAAGAAATACTTTAAACGAGGAAATAAAACGAATGAAGGGTTTGATGGTTTACCAAAACGGTAATTACAAAAATCCAATTTTAGAACAAAAAGAAATACCGAACAAACCTGTATGTGAAGTTGTTAGTCATGTTGGTAATTTTCCCGTTAGTGTTACTACTGGATCAGGCGCATTTAAAGGGTTCTTAGACGCAGTAAATCAAAAAATTAAAGGGAATCCCACACTAAAAAAACTATCTGATAAAGGTATAGGTTTATTCGTAACAGAATTTTCAGTTAAAGGTGGTGCTAGTAACTATTATGGGGGTTCTGTAGAACCAGATGTTGCAAATGACAGAAAATCAAACCCACCTAAAGGAACATATAAACATAAAAAAAATAGTGGTAACTATAAAAAAAATAAACAGTTAGCAGTTGATAGAGCAAATAATGTCGCTAAAAAATTAAATAGTCCTGGTGGGTTGGATACTTTGAAGATAAAATTTAAAGATGGTGTACTAGAAAATGCAATATCTAAAACTGAAGGTGTAGTTGTAGATACAGGAGGTACAACGGACAAGAATAGAAAAAAAGATAAATATAAAAATACTGGTCAGATAGTTCAGATTCTAATAAAAATTTGTTATGTACCTAAAACAGAAATTACTGATGAATGTAAAGAACCAGAGGGTGGTTGTCCTCCAGAAAAACCAATATGGTTAAAAGAACCTGATTGTAAATGCGTTGCTAAAAAAGAAAATCCTGAAGATCCTAAAGATCCTGAAGATCCTAAAGACCCTAAAGATCCTGAAGAACCAGAACTTCCAGAATTGTTTGAGACTTGCTTTGATAATTCTACTATAGAAGTTATTTATGATGGTTCAGGACACAGTTGTAATCACGCAATATATGAAATTTATGCTAATGGTTATAAACTAAAAAGAACAGGTAGAGATGGTGTACTTTATGATTATGCTAGTTTAAATAATAAAAAAATTATGGATAACGCATTAATTATAAATAGTAGTAAACCAGGTATGGGTAGAAGGAACGTATTTAAATTAACTATAGATGGAGATAATAAAGAATTCTTCAACGAAGATATTATAGGTAAACATGATGGTAAATTAGTTATTACTGCAGCGTGTAAAAAGACATTTAGAAAAAATGGTATAGATTTAGGTCCGTGGAAAAAGAAGGGTGGTTTTGATTGTCATGAGGGTGTTGGTAGAATAAAATTAGATATCCCATCATTAAATAAAAGAAAAGAGGTCGAGGTAAGTACACCTAATAAGTATGATAAGGTAGTTAAACTACATACTTTTGCAGCTTGTGATATTCTTAAGAAACATTCCACAGATGATGGAATGACGAAAAAATTATTTAAATGGAATAAAAAGAATAAAACAAAGAATGAAAGGGGTAGGAAAAATAAAAGAAAAAATAAAAGAAATAAAAATTAGTTATAAAATAATTTAATTATTTCTTTATCTAAATTAGAATATTCGGTAACATTAGAGTACCCTTGATAAAACATACTATCAAAATATTGATAAGTATCATTAGTTAACCCTAATGATTGTGTAACTTCCTCTCTAAGAACATGTTTTTGTCTTTTAATGTCCTTAACTTTACCGATATTGATAAATATTGATGTATAAATTATATTATAATCTAGATCAGGATAAATTTCACCAAAACCGTTAACATTTTTTTTACTTAAAACATCTTCACTTATTTTAGAATACCCTTTAACATCACCAAAATATATATACATATTACATTTAGATTTACTTTCTACTAAACTAAAATTTATTGTGGTAATTAAATCATTTAATTCGTTTATAATTTTATCTAATTCTGTTAACAAATAAGGTTTCTTATCACCATCTACATATATCTTAACATCTTCTGAGTATTTGGTTGGTATATATTTATTATCATTTCCTTCTACATAATGTATGATAGTGTCTAAATAATTTTCTATTTCTTCTTTAGACTGACTATAACTGTTTAGTGTTAGTAATACTAATAATAGTGTGATTAACTTTTTCATATTGTTTGATTTTATACAAATATATAAATAAATAACCAGTCTACCAAACTATTAGACATTTTTTTTTATGTTTTCATTATATTTATATAAAAAAACATTCGTAATGGGAAGATTAAGTAAATTAAAAAGAGAAGCAATAAACGAAGCTAACAGAAGAAATTTAGGTTTATTAACCGAAAGTAGAGCGGGTAGAATAGAAAATGGTGATACTGACACATGTTTAATTAAGTGTAATATTAGACACGCCAAATATGGTTCTAATGGTGAGATAGTTAAAAAAATACAACATCTATTAGGTAATAATGGTTTTAATGAAGGTGCACAAGGTGGTGGAATTAAAAAAGGTTGTATTGAAGAATGGCCGGTTTGTGACGGTAAATTCAGAAGAGAAACTAAAAAAGCGGTAGAAGAGTTTCAAAGAGCACATAAATTATCCATTGATGGTATAGTTGGGCCTAAAACATTAGATAAAATGTGTGAAGTTTTAAAATTTACTATCAGTTTATCTAAAGATGATTTTTGTCCTTTCCAATGTAAATGTGATGATATAGATGATGAAAATCCTGGTAAAGACGTTCCAATTGATGGTCCTGGCGTTCCAATTACTGGTGATGAGGATATACCTAAATTAGGTGAAATAGATGTAGATATTAGAGACGAACAATGTGGTGATATATTTATGTGTATTAAAAAAATTAATACCTCTTCCCAAACTATTGGGGATAGATGGAAAGCATTTATGGAATGTATTAAAAGAATCAAAGGATTACCACCTATTAAAGACGATTATGGTTGTGATGGTTGTCCAAAATATGTTTGGGGCGGTAATCAAGTCGCTGGTGGGGACAAAGCCTATTGGGAAAGGAGAGATTTTCTCCAACGTTGTCTTGAAAAGGGATGTTCTACCTATACTAGAGACGAAGATTTGATGAGAAAAAGTCCCGAACTATTCAATTAACATATCTTCACACCAGATAGGTGTCTTTTCACCTAATTCAGAACCTTTTACGTTAAATTCGAAGAATTCTACTGCTTCTTCCATACCCATATCCATTTCAGTCATTAATATTTCAATGCATTTGGTAACTGAGTATATTACTCTCATTGTTTTATCGTCAATACCTATGACTGCATCATCGAAACCATCTGCAGTTAAAATTTCTTCATCTACATAATAGCTTACTATACCGTCTAATAATCTACCCATAACTTAATTTTATTTAAATATAAAATAAAAAAATCAATAAGTCAATTAGTAGGATCGTATAATGTATATTTAAGTGTTAATTCTTCTCCCTTTTTAATGTCTTTAATAGTTTTTAAATATAAATCACCTATGTCATTATAGATATCACAATTAGGTGTGTTAGAATGGTTAATAAACCCACCTAATGGTGTTCTTATATAGTCATCCTCATAGTCTATATGGTGTACATGTGAAATACCTAAATTGGTATTTGCAGAAATAGATTCTATCGCAAATAAACCTAAACCTTCGATAGTTGATTTTTGTATAGTTAAATAACTAGGTAGGGGTCTATAATTTTTACCTTTCACTTTCATTTTCACTAATAAATATTGTTGTTGTCACAAAAATGTAATTTTTTGTTATTTCTCTATATTTATATAAAAACAAATAATATATTATAAAATAAAATAAAATGAATATTAAAAAGAATGGACAAGTAATTAGATTAACTGAATCTGATCTTAAAAGAATTGTAAAAAGAATATTAACTGAACAAGAAGATACATATACACCACCTTCATTTTGGGATGAGTTTACTAGAGGTGCTAAATATATATGGAATGATATTAAAGACGCCGCAAGCGAAACTTCAGAAATTCCTAGTAGCTTTGCAAAATTAGGTGACTTCTTAACATCAAAGAAAAATTGGCAAGAAGTAGGTAGAGGATTTGAGACAATGGGTAATGAAATTGTTGATGCAGCAGAAGAAGTAGGTGATTGGTTCACTGGTTTATTTAACGAACAAAGATTACACGAACAAAAAGTAGGTTCTGATGGTCAAGGTCCTTTAGATAAACTGATTTCAAAAATCAAAAACCCTAAATCAAAAGCTAAAGCGGGAAGATTTTTAAGACAAATGCAAAAACTAATCCAATTACTTAAAGACAAAACCAGAAAAGGTATGAGGAAAGTTAAAAGACATATGAGAAAAATGGGAAGCTAATTTTTTGAATTAACAAAAAATAAATATTAATCACATGAAAATCAAAAAAAATGGTAAAGTATTAAATTTAACTGAATCTGAAATAAAAGAAATAGTTAAACAATATAAGATAAAAAGATTTTTATCGGAGGATAGACAGTCTCGTATGAATATTGGTAAAAATAGAAGGATTGAAGAAATCATATCTAAGTTAAAAGAATTAAATGAGATGTTAAAAAGTACTGAATATGGTACTGAAGTTAATAAAATACTAAATGATATAGATACTTCTGTAGAAACCCAAATTGAGAGAATAGAAGATAAGATTAATAAAAAAGAAAGTAAAAAAGAATCGTGATGAAAAAACATGTATTAAAAGAAACAAATGATATGAGAAGATTAATGGGTCTTAATCTGATCAAAGAAGAAGAAGAAGTTATGGAAATGGATGACATGATGGAAATGGATGATATGGAAGAACAAGAAGAAGACACAATTAAAGAAGAGGAATCCAAATTACCAACTATGGACGAAATGAAAAAATGTATTTCCGAAGGAATGTCAAAAGAACAAATATGTGAAAAATATTCCGAATGTAACGAAGAAGAAATAAAAGAAATGTATGATTCTTGTAAAAAAATGGAAGAAGGTGATGATCACGATTCAGAAGACACTATTAAAGAAGAAGAAGCAGAGGATATAGAAGGTAGATTAAGTAGATGTGAAAAAAATATAGAAATGATTTTAGATGACCTTAAAAATCAAAATAAAAAAATTGATTCCCCTAATGTAGTACCAAAAGAGGGACAGAACGAAAATAAAAAATACAAAAAAATCTTAAATACACTTACTGAGTCAGAGTATAGAACATTAAAAAGATATACTTCTAACAATAAAAATTTAGTTAGTGGTAAAAAATATGGTAATATATTAAATACACTTACTGAATCAGAATATAGAACATTAAAACAATTTGTTAGTTAACATTCATTTTATTTTTAAAAAAATTAACCCTATAATTAAGTTTATAGGGTTTTTTTTGTACAAATATTTGGTAGTTTAATATATTTGCCTTATATTTGTAGTAAATAAAAAATAAATAATATGAAAAATTCAAATCAAAATTCAATTTTAAACAGTAATGGAATCAAAATTACTGCAGTAGATGTAATATTCGGAATATGTACGGTATTCTTATTCTTTTCTATATTTCCATTAGATTATCAGTACAACGCACCTTCAGTATTTGCAATGTTAAGTGTGGTAGCTTACGGTATAGGTAAAAAATTCTCTAAGTTTTTAAGAACTACACTTATTGGAATATTAAATGTTAATGATAATGATTGGAAGAGGTACTTTGCGTATACTCACCTACCAGTTATTATTACATATTTGTATATTATTGCGTAAGTATAAATAATAAAAATAATAAAACCCTCTACAGTGAGGGTTTTTTTATGCCTATATATTTATATATAAACTATAAAATGAAAGGTACTAAAGTTACAACTAAAGAAATATATGGATATGTTGACTCAAACATAGCATTAGAAAAAATTAAAAAGGATATTATTAATATGTCAGATACTGACTTTATAAATAATATTAAATTAATAAGAACTTACGATGAAAGAAAAGAATTATTATGTAAAAGAGGTTTTGAGGTTATTGAGGATGTTGTAGATAAAAAAGAATTATATTATTTAGTAGTAACAGTTAATTTATTGGGTAAAGTGGAAGAATGGTATAAACGTAAACCATTTAATATAATTAAAAAGGAATTACTTTCTAATCCTAATATAGTTTTGGAAAATCCATATAGTGAATTTATTGTTTTTGATGACAATGGAAATCCACATACTTTTTATAAAAAGAAGTGATATTTATTTTTAGATGGAAACACAATCTAATTCATATAAATTCTTAGAGAAAGTTGCAGATGAACTGATGAATAATATTTATGTAAGTCCTCCTTCAGAAGAAGATGGGGATACTGATTATAATGTCTGGTTTGGGTTTGATGAGAAAAATAGTGTGCATTATAGTTTATCTAAAGATGATTTAGAAAGAATTCGTCAAAGTTACCAACCATTAATGGAATTAACTAGGGATATAGTTAGCCAAACACTTAATGACTTTTTTATTATTTTTGAGGATCATTATGGATATTTTAACCTTAAAGATATAATAAATGTTTTGGCTAGATTTTTTATACCTAAACTTTATAATAGATATCTTAAAGAAGATGATACACCAGATGCCCCTATTGTTATGAGAGAAAATAAAAATATTGAGTCATTAATTGATAAGGTGGTTAGGGATATTGAAAAGAATTTTAGATACAGTAAAGAGAGTATAAATTTTAATACTATAGATTATGGGTTTAGAGATAGTGATCTTAGTAGAAATGTTGATTTTTATTATGATCCTTATCACAGTAATGTAGGAATATTTGATTATGAATTTGTATTGAGTACTTTATCTAACTTAGTTGCATATTATCTATTTAAAACAATGGGTATAGGTGTACCAAAAAGAATAACCAACAGACACTTTGATGATCCGATGGTTGCACCCATTGCGAAAAAATTAACACAAAATACATATAAAATTGCAAAAGATAAAGGTTATGTAAGAAAGTTGGTTAATCTTCGTTCTTCATTAACTGAACAAACCGCACCTCAGATTAGACAGAATGTAGGTAAAATATATCATAAGAATGGATTTATAAATAGAATAGTTACTGACATTTTAAAAATGACTCTTTTAAGATCCTTTAAAGTTTTATTTGATTTTAATGGGTTAGGTTTTGAGGGTGGTAATAATCTACCACAATTATTATATAGATGGAACGATAAAACAGGATTAACAAAAGATAGTATAGATGTAGTCAGAAGAAATATACCTGAATTAGTTAAACAATATTTAAAGAAACAAAGTTTATTATCAGGAGATGATGATCCTACCGTACCTATAATATCCGAAATATTAAGTGATGAAATTATAGAACAAATAAATAATTACCAAAGAGATGAAGATTGGGAGGATTGGAATGAGGAATGGATATTGGCGGAATCTACTAAACAGACAGACTATTTAGATAAAGTTAAAAAAAAAGTGATTGACTCTATAAGTGAAGATGATAGGTTTTGGAATTTTAATGAGATGGTAGAACCTACTTACGATGATAATGTTGCACCAGTTAGGGTAGAAAAACAAGGGATATTAAATAAGTTAAGAGGGGACTGGTTATTCAATAGATTTAGAGACTTTTATGGTGATATATATGGATTAAATTATAGCGAGGTTGAAGATGTATATAATGCAGCACTTTACCATATATTTAAAAGTAATCGTTTAAATTCTATGAATAGCGTTTTAATCGGTGATTGGGATTTAGAGTATACCCCCTCATTAATAATTAGAGAAGAAGACTGGGGTAGTTATCTAACAAGAGATTATGATCTAAGAAAGATAGAAGACTATATAGATATACTTAAATGGTCTAGATATGGTAAAATAGATTATTTAGGTGCTGGTAGTGAATCAAGATTTTTTAGAGGTAAAAGAGCATACGAAGCCACATTAAAGGATGAAGGTTTTTTTGATGGGTGGACTAAGGAAGACTTTAAACCTTATCACGAAGATTTAATATCTTACTTAGAAGATTATCACGGACAAAAACTTACTTATTAGTCTCTAAATATTTCTCAACCCAAAGTTTTATTTCTCTTCTAGTTATTGTATTATATATGTGTGGATAGTTATCTAATAAATAACCTTCTATAATGTCAGTACACTCCATTTTTTTTACTGAATCATCATAATCGGTGGTTGTGTTGTTCATTTTTTTATTTTTTCTATTTGTTTTGTTATTTTCATTGCTTCTTCATAGTCTTCTACTTCTAAAGCTTCTTCTAATTCTAAATCTAATTCCGTAAGGGTTTTTTCTTCTTTTTCTTCTTTGGGAAATAATTTATCCTTATTAATACCTATAAGGTATCCACCCCAAAAAATAAAGGTTATTGATAAAAAAATTATTAAATATTCTATTAAACTTAAATCATTCATTTTTTATAAAATTTATATGCACCCACTATTCTACATTTTAGTTGTTTAGAATCACAAGAATTACCAACAACCACACCATCTATTATTGTAAATGCATGACCTCTTACATGTATTAAATATCTACCAATATTATATTCTTTGATAAATGTGCCTACAGTCATTTGACTGGCTCTGGTTTTACCATAGGTAGTTATAAGTGGGTAATACTTACTATCTAATGTACGTTCTACATAACGATACTTATATTTACGATCTTCCCAACAGTAATACTTAACAGGTTTTTTAAAGGTGGTTTTATCGTGATTCTTTAATTCTTTATACTTATAACCATTTAACGTCTTTAAACCTTCTCTTTCACTCATTGTTAATGGAAAACGTGGCGTACCTTTTCCTTTTTTTCTTTTAAATATTTTCTTAACGTAATCGTGTGCATCATCATAGGGTGATTCTGTTACTGATGCAAATGCTCTTACACAACAATCATTATCCTCACTTTTTGCTATTGCACTTTTAGAATAACCTACTATTGCATCATCAGTATCTATATAGGGTATGTTTGTTTTGGGGTGTTTGAAAACTATGTGTTTATTCATAATGTTTGATTTTATACAAATATAGAAAAATTTATTTAATTTTACAAATATTTATTAAAAGAATATGAAACAAATTATACGTAAAATATTAAAAGAGGAGGTAACTGCACAACAAGACAATTATCAAAAGAATATGATAGACATATTAAGGCGTGAAGGATTCGATTCGAGAACACCGTACCAAAAAGTATTAAGATACCTTAATGATGTGATGGGTATTGTTGGTATGGAGGCGTTTGAGATGTATCAATTATTTAAAGATAATGTTAGTACTATATCTAATAATCCTTTAGTAAGAAAAGACATAAAGGATAGGAAGATGAGAACTGCAAATATTAGATCTAGAGATTTAGTTATTAATAGAATACCATTTAAAGGTAATAATACACACGCAGAATATAGAAATGGTGCGTATGTGGTATTTTCTTATGATTGGTATCCTGTATTTGTTTATAAGGATGGACAATGGTTTGAAAATGAAGATGGTTATTCTATGTCCACTAAAAAACAAATGAGTCAAATGAGACCATGGAATCAGGGTGAAATAATTAAAACCAATAAAGATAAATTGTGGGATATTATTAGAGGATGAAAAAATTAATTAAAAAAATTTTAAGGGAAGAGTATAGTGAAAGGATTGAGGACTATAAAAAAATTATGTCTACACAATGGCAAGAATACTTCACTAACAAAAAAATATTACCATTAATAATAAAATATTTAGATAATATCATTAATATAGATATGATTGTTAAATCCGATAATTCCACAACGTATACCGTTTATTTTGATGATGTAGAACCTATCGCTAAAAATTATTGTTATGGGTGTAGTGGTACATTCCATTACCCTACAGGTACACACGACATATATAATGTAGTACATGCGGAAGATAACGATCAATTTGTTAGTGCAGTGGAGTTAGCGATAATAGATATGTTCGGTGGTGAATCAAGTGATATGGAATTTTATAGTATTATTTATCAATATTTATTTGATAGAATAAAAAAACATATGGATAATGATCCCATAAATGATTATCCTGAAGAACACGATATGGATTGGTAATGAAAAAATTAATTAGAAAAATATTAAAGGAGGAGACATCAAACTTTAACAAGTTTGAATTGGGCGCATTTAAAATTATCGATAAGATTGGTATTGAAAAATTTATTGATGAGTACCTTAGAGATATGGAGCTAGATGTTGAAGAAGAAATAAATCTTATGTGGAAATACCTTAAAGATTATGATGGTGGATGTGATGAATATATTAATTTTGTATTAGAGGCAGACGAAATTTCAAATATGTTTTACGATGGCGATTATGACATACAAAATATGGTAAAAAGGTTTTTAGAAGATGATTATGATTATATGTATGATGGTTACGAATGTTATTATGACGAATATCAATTAGATGATATTAATGAAGAGAACATGAAAATCATAATAAAAATATATGAATCACAAAAAGAGGAAGATGAAACCTTAAGAGAATTTATTAAAAACGGTGATTTAGAAAGTGCGATTGGTTGTGCATATAGTGACGCACAACAAAATGCCGATATAAATGCATTACATGAAGACTTTTTAGATGGGGTACATGAAGTAACCGATAAAATAGAGGGTAAATGGGATTGGGATACCCACACATTAAAAGGTAGAATATCGGTTTGTGATATAATGAATCATGATGCAGCATTAGATATACTATCCGATAGTTTAGAACAAGGATATGACTGGAATGAAGTCGTTAGTGCCATAGTTGAAAGGGAGTGGGAAGATGTTTGGAATGGTGATGAAGGAGATGTTTTATTCGGTGAACCAGTAACTATAGATGAGTATAGACATTTCAGATATGGTGGTGCAGGAACACTAGATATAAAAGAATTTAATGAGTACTTATATAATAGATTATACGATGAGTATAGTTCTTTTATGTAATTACACATATTTATTTATATATAAGACACTTATAATCTAAATTTTTTATAATATGAAAACAAGAAGAGGTTCTATTAGACTGACTGAACAAGACTTAGTAAAGTTGGTTAAGGATTTAAATGTTAAGACAAAGACTGTAAAATCTAAAGTTTTAACAACAAGTTCAAAATAAAAGATTATATCATATAATCAAAAATATTCACTTTATTAATAAAAGTACGCAAAATTTTATCCACTTAACTTATATTTATATTATATGAAATCTCTCATCAGAAAAATACTTAAAGAAGAAACACAACAAAGATCACTAAGTGATGTAATATTTGATGATTTAGTTAATACATTTAACGAAGAAATATTAATTTATGATTGGGGGCCTGAATATTATAACTGTATAAAGGCAATTAAGAATATTATTAATAATGCTGCCATACCACATATTGAGGATGTTTATAGTTTAGAGTATTTTGAAAATGAGGATTTAATTAAACCTATTTTAGATAAATTTGTTAGATATTTGTATAACGATGATTATCCAATGGTTGGGGACACCATTGAAATGATTGAAATGGAGGGAGAAGATCCAAACCCGATACTACCAGGAACAAAGGGTGTAGTAACTAGAATAGACTCACAAGTTATTTCAGGTATACCTGAAGAACATTTATGGATTAATTGGGAAAATGGTAGAACTTTAAAAGTTTTATTACCACATGATAAAATTAAAATAATCAAAAGAGGTGAAAGCAGTAGAGGTGTTATTGGACGATTAGAGTTAACGGAAGATAAAATAGATGATTTTGTTGATTTTGTAAGTGGTGATTTAGAATTAGATGATAACTTTACCGTAGATATTACAAATGATTCTGACGATGTAGAAACATTGGCAAGTTACGATATTAACAATAATGAAGTAACAGTATTAGGTAAAGATAGAGCTTTACCAGATATCATTCGTTCTGTTGCACATGAATTAGTTCACCATAAACAAAATGAGAGAGGTGAATTAACAGGTAGAAAAGAAGAAGGTGAAGATGGTTCACCGTGGGAAGATGAAGCAAATGCAAAAGCCGGAGAACTTGTTCGTAAATATGGTAGAGAGAATCCTGAAATTTATGAAACGTAAATAACGTCTCCTTTATTTATATTATTTTTATTACAGAAACCACCATTAACTTCTATATTATATTTTGAACCATCTGGTGGATATACGTTCTCACCATCAGGTTCTGCAGTAACAATATCTAAAATAGTACCATTACTATCACAAAAAATCATATCTAATGGAAATTTTACACCTTGCATATGGTAATATGTGGGTGATATTTCATCGAATAATATACCACAATAATCACACATAGAATCCATCCCTAAAGCACCAGTCATTTTTTGTTTACTTGTTTGCGCATATTCACACTCAATAGTAACGTCATTATCATCACTATTTTTTATAACAACGTTTTTTTTATTTGGGAAGGGGTGTTTAACCATTTCATTTAAAATATCTATAAATTTCATACTAATAAATATTTGACATTTAAATAAAATAAGATTATATTTAAATAAAAAAATTATAATAATGCCAAAAAGTAAACATAGAAAAAATCAAAAACAAAAATCCAAAGCTAGAACCGAAAGGTTAAAAATCCAAAAAAGGTCTATGGAAAAGAAAATACAAGAACAGTTTATGAAATATATGGAAGATATGAAAAATAGAGAGATGGAGATTGAAGAGGTTGGTGATATTAGTACATTTACCGGGCAAACAACTTAAATATTTATAATATGAGTAAAGATTCCTATATGATAAAAAAGTGTTATAGAGATAACACAGGAAAAGACTTACATGTACTAATAACCGATGGTCATAGTCAAGTTTTAGAATTAACAACATTAAGTAAAGCAGAATATTTAGTAGGTTTATTAAATGAAAATACAGATAACGGTTGTAGATATGAAATAATGGTTATCAATAATAATAAAAAAGTAAAAAAATAAAAATGAATAACGATCAAAAAGCAGAGTATTATCATAGTTTATTATTAAAACATGATAAATTAGATGGACAAGTAGCAGATATTAAAGCAGAAGCGGCAGGTATGGATTTAAATAAGGAGCAATTATCTAGATTAGATGAATTAGAAAGAAAAAAATCAATAATTGTGCAAGAAGCTCAGAAATTATTCCACACATTTAAACCAACTAGGGCATAATTACCCTATTTTAACCTTTTTAACCTTCGTAAAGCGTTTCGTGACTCATTAGTTAGTGAAGAACCTTTACGAAGGTTCTCTTTATAGGGTATAAAACGTAAATTTTTAATATTTCCTATCTTTTTAGGTGATATTTTGTTATGAAAACCCATTGCAATAGGGTAAATATGATCCAAATGATGATTTTTCCACCCTCTTTTATCAGAATTCTCTAAAATCTGTAGAGGTTGTTCCTCAGTAACCTCCCAAACCATAGCATAATACAATTTTTTCTCTAAATTCTTAATATTTTTAATTTTTTGTTTAATTTTAGGGTATTTTTTGGTGATTTTTCGTATTTTATACCTAATTTTATTAAAATTATTACTATTTTTACTTTTGGGGTTATTTTTAGGTAATTTTTTCATAATTTAGACATTATTATTATATTTATATAAATAAATAAGTAAAAATATTAAAATGAGGGTTTATTTAACAGAAAAACAATTAAAAAAACTAATTATTAGTGAAAAAACTAGTGATAAAGTAGATAAAACTTACGTTTCACTCAAAGATATATGGTACGGTTTCGATACTTTGAATCACGGTGACTACCAAACTAATGATTTAGGACCTTTAAATCTAGTACAACAAAAATTATACGATAAATTTCCTAAATTTGCAGAAGAAATTGGTTTTCGTGCAGATAAAGACTTCGGTGATAGAACATCTAGAATGATAGGTAAGTTATTTGATGTTAAATTTAAAGATTTAAGTACTGTATCTATTGGACCAAAAACTTTAGGGAAATTAGGGTTTAAAAAACCACCTACCCTATCATTAAATGAATTAATATTAGCAATAAATTTTGTTATGGAAGAATCAGAAGATAAAGAATCGGACATAAAAGGTATTGCAAATGTAATATTAAACAGAAGTAAAGCAGGGAGAGGTAGTGTGGTAGATGTCGTTTTAGAACCCAAACAATTCTCAGGATGGAACAAACACCAACCAGTTAGTAGGGATAATGAGACTATGAAGAATATTATGATGAATAGACCTAATGATGATAGGTATCAAAATAGAAAATCTTGGGAATTGGCGGTTAAATACGCAAAACTACTTTTAGGTGGTGGTAATATTTCTGATAACACTAAAGGTGCAACACATTATTATAACCCAAATAAAATAGAACCACCATGGGGACAAGAAAGTAAAACTTGGATACCTCACCCACCTAAAGGTTTAGATCATATCTTTGGTAGGGATACTACAACTAAATGGTCCAAAAATTTTACTGGAAGATAATGGGTGAAGAATTAGAACATAGCTATAAAGTATTTGTGTTTGAACAAATTAAAGGTGCGAGAACAGAAATAAAAAGAAAATGGATAAACTATGATAACATATTAGATGAATTATATATGTTAAATGAAAAAACTTTAATCGATGAGATTAAATATAGAATTACTGACAAAGAAAATGATAAAAAGGTTTTTAAAGATGTTTTATCAAGAGTAGAAAAAAAAAGTAATAGATTAGATTTGTTAATTAATTCAATTTAATATATATTTATATAAAAAGATTATAAAATGAAATACGTAATTAGTGAAAATCAATATACTATTCTATTAAGGGAAGATAGAGTAGATTTTTTAAGAAGTCAGTTCGTAATAGATCCAAAATTGTTGGATAAAGCAACAGATGGTAAGAATGACGAAAAAGAATTCGAAGATGGTGATAGACCCGCAGGTGGAATGGGAAAACCTAAAGAAAAGTTAGAACCTATACAAGATCATGATGGATTGGACATTGCATATATAGTAACAAATAAAAAAGGTAAAAGTAAAGTAGTTCTTACTGATGATATATTTGTTGACATTGTTGAATCTGACCCAACTAATAAAAAAGAATTCGTACAATGGATGATTACTGTATTTATGAGACATTTAAAAGATGGAGATGTTGATCAAGCAATTAGATTTTTAACTGAAGATTTACCTGAAGCAAATGAATACTTAGAAGTGTTTGATAAGGTAAGGAAGAAAAAGGTATTTAAAACTGGTGCACCTAATAGACCAAACGCACCAGAAAACGTAAGTGATATTACACAATATAACGATTTAGCACACCTATACTCAATAGTTAGCCCATTTATAGGCGCAGACGATGAAGGTGATGGTGGATTATGGGGTAAACTAAAAAAATATATAGACTTAGGACACGCTAAGTTAGCATATAGAGATAATGATGTATTAGTTTATACACCACAGACTATCGAATCTAGTTGTGAACCATTAGGTAATTTAGCATCTTGGTGTACTAGAAGGGAAGGAAATAGTTATTTCGATTCTTATAGAAGAAATAATCCTAAACCAGATGGTAGTTTATCTGATTACTATGTGGTAATGCCTAAGAAGTTATTTGATGGTGATGATGAAGAAATGTATCCGTTACAATTCCATTTTGAATCTGGACAATTGCATGATAAAAATAATAGAAGTATTGAAAGGGGTGAATTACCTAATGTATTATCTAAATTTAGTGGACTAACTGATTTCTTTAAAAAGGAATTAGGTGCATTAGCAACTGGTGATATTAGAAATGGTTCTGGATTAATGGATAGTAAATATCTAAAATATTTAACTAAATTTGGTGGTGACATTAAAGATGTCATTGATGACGAAGTATGGGATGCAGGTGTCCAGTCAATACGTAAATTGGCGAGTGAACAACAAGGGGCATTACAAAATAATAAATACTTAAAGTGGTTAATGGAAAATACTGAAGGTGTAGAAATTACTGATTATCTTAATAAAGATATGGGGACTTTAGACTTTAGTGATATGGACTTAAAAGTTTTTCCAGATGTTTCAGAATTTAAAAAAGCAGAAAGAATATCTTGTAATAATTGTGGATTAAAGAGATTACCATCTCCAGAACATTTACCTGATAATATAGAAGTATTAACTATGAAAGGTAACCAAATAACTGAAGCACCTTTAGAAGGATACGGAAAATTTAAAAATATGTTCGTAATTAATTTACAAGAAAACCCAGTAACTAAAATTAATATAGAACCACTAAATCAATTAGTGAATGAAAGATTGGCGAGATTTGTTGGTTCTATTGATGTGAATCAGTTATCGCCTGAAAACCAAAAAGAGTGGAATACGTTTTTAGAGGATCCTAATGGTATAGGATATTTAGTTGCCTAATTTGAGTTTGTAATTATTTATTCTTATATTTATAAAAAGAGATATGGGAAAATATATTTTAACACATAAAGAAACTGAAGAAGTTATACATTCACACTATACACACAGTTTAGAATTAGCAATTATTTATTTTGCAGCAGTTAAAAATTTAAGTGAATTAGATTTAATTAAAATCTATAACGTTCTAAAAACAAATTAAAATTTAATTTTTTTATTTTATTAATATATTTATAGTATATAATAACATATATTATAAAAATAATAAGACATGTCAAATAAAAAAACAGTTAGATTAACAGAATCTGAAATGGTTACTTTAATCGAAAACATTGTAAATCAAGTTAAATCTGAAAAGAAAAGAAAAATAAATGAGTCAAAAAGAAGAGTTGCCCGTAGAAAGTAAAAATTAACCTATGAAATCACTTATAGAAGAACAAAAACGTATGCGAACACTTATAGGGTTTACCTATGAGGATAATTCACATAATGTTTTATCAGAAGAAAATATGAAATATTCTAATCCTATGTTTTGGACGTACGAAAACGCATTAACTTTGCATAAAGAAATAATATCAGAAACTTTATCCGAATCTGTTTATCTAAATGAACAAGAAGAGAAAAATGACGAAATGAATGATAATGAAAAAGAGGATTTATTTATGAAATTTATACATTCTTTGTATAAAAATTTTAAAGGTGAACAAGAAGAAGCAAACCAATATCTTTCATATATTTATTTGTATTTTGATAAGTTACTCGGTGGTGATAGTGAAGAAAATTTAAATGAACAGTATTTAGTTGATACCAAGTGGTGGAACTGGTGGGAAAGAAGATTTAGGAAACTTAAAAGGAAAATTAAAAATTGGAATATTTGGGACTCAATCGGGAATGGGGTGCGTAGGTTCAAAAAATATCTTAGAGAAGTGGGTAAAAAAATCGGAAGAAAATTTAAAGAGTTTTCCAAAAAAGTTCGTAGACATTTTACTAAGCAATTAAAAGCAAAATGGATTGATGGTAAAAGCATAGATTTTGGTTATGCTCATTCATGGAAAATTGGTAAGTATAAACCTTCTAAATCACATAGTATGGATTCGACAGAAGATTTTACACCTAATGCACCCGAAGAGGATTGGGCAAATGTATTAACATCTAAAGATGCTAGAAAAATGATTAAAAAAATGAGTAAGTATTCTAAAGGTAAGTGGCAAATGTTAACATCAACCAAAGGTAAAGACGAAGAACAAAAGAAGATAGACTTAGGATTTGCAGTGGCTTCGGTTGAATATTTTACTAAAACCAACCCTATAACTAAATGGAAAACAGTTACTGTGGGTAGAGATACAGAAACCCTTCTTAAATACTTTCCAAAGGAGAAAGATGGAGATAAGGATGAAGAAAAAAAGGTGTTTCCAAGAGTTACCACACAATTACCAAAATTTAATAGTGATACTAATTTGTTTGCTGATAATGAATGGTGTCCTCAAGCTGCAGGTGATTTATTTCAGGCGATAGATAAACAAATGGAAGATTATCAAAAAATAATTAGTGTACTTAACCCACCAGAAGGGCAACCCAAATGTGCGGTAAAACAAATTGTGATAGTATCTTCTTGTTCACGTTATAGAAATGCTGAATCTAAAACATGTGGTACTGGACCACTTACGTTTGAGGAGTTAGCACAAAAAAGACTAACAACTATGAAAGATTACATCTTTCAATGGTTAGAAAAGTTAGGTGCAGTAAAACATGAAGACTTTAAAGAAATATATAAATATGATGGTACAGACATAGTTGCAGAAGGTGAAGGTTGGAAATTTGTAACTGAAGGTAGTAATGGTGACGGTAGTAGAGGTCCTAACCCCCCAAAAAATAAATCTTTTGTACCTGTTGGTAAGGGGGTATCTATGAGTGATAATTGTAGGTTTAAAGAAGGTGATCCTGATATGGATGGTTTTCCAGATAGTTGTATAATAAATGGTAAAGAGATAAATAGAGATCAAGCAGGTGCACCACATGCAACTTCTGTAGATTATGATAAATATAAATTTGTTAAAGGTATTGTAGAATTAGTTTTCAATGACACTACACCTGTAGATCCAGATGGTGATAAAAAAGAAGAAGGTGGTGACGATAAACTTGATGTTATAGAAGTAGAAAACGTATCATACCCAATTTCATTTTTTGCACCAGGTAAAAGACCATTCGAATTAAAATTCCCAACACTAAGATTCAATTTTAGGAAAAAAGCCAAAGATAGTGGTGGCGGTGGTGATGGTAAAAAATGGGGTGATACTAAATGTGAAGCTTTCGGTGGATAAAAAAAATGTTATGAAAAAAATTAAAACATTAAACGAAGAATTAAAAAGAATGCAGACTTTATTAGATTATAAGTCTGGAACTTCTTATAGTGATACATTAGATGAACAAACCAGAATCGGTACTAAAAGAAAATATATATCATTTGACTGGGGTAAAGGTAAACCAATTACCCTAAGAAAAAAAAGACAGGGTAATGAAAGTTTAGAAATGGGACAACTTAAACCTAATTTGAATCAAGAATTATGGGATAAGTTTTTAAAAAAAGATGGTAGAATTACTAGTAAAATGGGGGTTGACTCTAAAAATATATGGGAATCCCTTAAAAATTCTGATAAGAGTTTATCTGATTGTGATGAAGAATGTCAAAAACAAAAAGGTTTTGCAGTTGCGTCTCTAGAAAGATTTAATGAAACTTATAAAAAATATAAGTGGCAAAAGGTAGAATTAGGTGAAACTAAAAGAGAAGATACTACCCCACCTACACCACCTAACGAATATCCTGGGTTTAATATTTCATTACCATTTAGTGGTACTCCCTCATCTGAATATTTTGAAAATGATGAATGGGAAGTTACTGATTTATTAAAGAAGGAGGTTAGTGAAAAAATAATTTCGGTATTGAAGGATGCTATGTCTGACTTTAATTGTGATGACGAAGAAGATCGTGCATACTTAGATAATATTTCTATTAGTACGTCCGCTTCAAGATTAAGAAATGGTGAATCCCATACTTGGCTTGAATTATCTAAAAAACGTAATACCTCCGCATTAGAATATATAACTAATCAATTAAAAAGTATTGGTGTAGCAATAGATGGTAATACTAAAATAAACCAAAAATTTGATGGTGAAAATGGTGATGGTTCATCAGGTCCAAATCCACCGAAAGGATATGAAGTTTCTAAAAATGGTAGTCACGGCAGTAAAATAGAAAACGCAACAGAAGAAGATAGAAACATCAAAGGTAAACCATATGGTAGTATTGAAGAATATGAAAAACATAAGTATTGTAATGTAAAATTAGATGTAATTATAAACCATTGTGTAGACCCAAAAGAAGAGGGTGAGGATGAAGGAGATTCATTGGAATTTGAAGACTATAAAATTACTTTTAGTAGTTACAGATCACCATTGACTATATACTTACCTAAAATTCTTACTAACTGGGATAAAAAGTATAAACAAAAAAACTATAAAAAAAGAAAATATAGTTGTGTTTTCTTTGATCAAGGAAAGTTAACCCGTAAAGATAAGAATCATGAAAGAAAAATACAAAAAATGAAGAATAATTAATGATTATTCGTTATAAAATAATTTAATAATCTTTTTATCTATTTTTGAATATTTTGTCACTTCATTATTTAATTGATAAAATATACTATCATCATATTTATAAGAATCGTTAGTTAGTCCTAAACATTGTGTAATTTCTTCTCGTAGTGTATGTTTTTCTTTGTTGATACTATTACCCGCTTCTAAATCTATAAATACTTCGGAATGTTTTATGTAATCTTTATTATAATTTGTTGTGATTACGAAAAGTCCGTTACATTTTTTTGCTCTTTTTCTAATATGTTTCTTCCATCTATCAGAATCGTTCAAATTATCTGCAAAATCGTCAGCATTCCCAAAAAATAGATAAACATTAGATTCTGAACTATCATTAACTATAGAAATATTAATTGATTCAATTAAATCATTCAATTCACCAACAATCTTATTCAACTCTGTTATTAAATAAGGTTTTTTAACGCCATCTACATATATTTTAACGTCCTTCTCAAATTTACACGGTTTTTTTCTACCACAACACTCTGTATAGTGGGTTATTTCTTCATAATAATCGTAAACTTCTCTCTTAGACTGACTATAACTGTTTAGTGTTACTAATACTAATAATAATGTGATTAACTTTTTCATATTGTTTGATTTATACAAATATAAGAAAAATATTTTAATCTACCAAATAAAATACTATTAAATTACCTTAACGTCTATCTTTTCTTTTACCTTACTATATGATACCATAATAGTTTGTCCTTCTTTAATATTATCTTTTAATATTTCTTCTGATATTGGGTCTTCAATATATTTTTGTATTGCTCGATTAAGTGGTCTTGCACCATATTCTTCATCATACCCAACCTCACTTAAAAAGTCTTTTGCAGATTTTAATATTTTTAAACCAAACCCTAACTCTTTAATACGTTTAGTTATTGCAACTACTTCTAATTCTACTATTTTTTTAATTTCATTTGATTTAAGTGAATTAAATATAACCACATCATCTAATCTATTTAAAAATTCTGGTGGGAAATGTTTCTTTAATTCTTTATTAAGAAAATTAGACTTCTCTTGATCTTTATTTTTCTCTAAACTTTTTGTACTGAAACCAACACCGCTACCGAACTCTTGTAATTTTTTAATTCCTACATTTGATGTCATAATAACCATACAGTTTTTAAAGTTAACTTTTCTACCTAAACTATCTGTTAATTGTCCATCATCCAACAATTGTAATAAAACATTGTAGATATCTTTATGTGCTTTCTCAATCTCATCAAATAGAATTATTGAATATGGTTTTCTTCTTACTTTTTCTGTAAGTTGCCCACCTTCTTCGTGTCCTACATATCCTGGAGGTGCACCTACCATTCTAGAAAGTGCGTGTTTCTCTTGATATTCTGACATATCAATCCTTATTAGTGAATCTTCATCACCGAACATATATTGTGCAAGTTTTTTGGCTAAGTGTGTTTTACCTGTACCTGTAGGTCCTAAGAACATAAATGTACCAATAGGTTTTTTAGGGTTTCTAATACCTACCCTATTTCTTCTTAATGACTTAGCAATTTTAACTACTGCATCATCTTGTCCTATAACACTACCTTTCATCTCTTTCTCCATACCTAATAATCTTTTACCTTCATCGTTGGTAAGTCTTTTTAGTGGTATACCAGTCATAGTTGCCACTACTTCGCTAACGTCTTCTGGATTGATTATTGTTCTTTTTTTATCTAAATTATTTTTCCATTCTTCTTTTCTACTTTCTAATTTATCAATAACTTGTCTTTCTTTATCTCTTAATTTTGCAGCTTCTTCATATTTCTGACTCCTAACTACTCTATTTTTTTCATCTTTAATAGAAACAATTTCTTGTTCTAAGTCACTAATTATTTTAGGTGGTTTTGCATTAACTTGTGATCTAGCACCAACCTCATCCATAATATCAATAGCTTTATCAGGAAATTCTCTATCAGTAACATATCTATCTGCTAATTTAACACATTGAATTATGGTATCTTCTAAATAACTAACTTTGTGATATTTTTCATATGAAGATTTAATCTTTTCTAATATTTCTATTGTTTCACTTATTGAAGGGGGTTCAATGACTACCTGTTGAAATCTTCTAGTTAGTGCCCCATCTTTTTCTATGTGTTCTCTAAACTCATCTAACGTAGTTGCACCTATTATCTGAATATCTCCTCTAGATAAAGCTGGTTTTAATACATTAGCCGCATCCATAGAACCAGATGCGTTACCAGCACCTACTAAAGTATGTAACTCGTCAATAAATAATATAATATTGTCAACATCAACTAACTCATCTACTAATCCTTTGATTCTTTCTTCGAATTGTCCCCTATATTTAGTACCAGCAACTAATGAAGTTAAATCTAAAGAAATTAATCTTTTATCCAATAATGTTCTTGGTGCATCACCCTCATTTATTTTTAATGCTAACCCCTCAATAACTGTAGTTTTACCAACTCCAGGATCACCAATTAAAACAGGATTATTTTTTTTCTTTCTAGACAATATTTGTGCAACTCTCTGAATTACATCATCCCTACCAATTACAGGATCAATTTTACCTTCTGACGCTTTTTTAGTTACATCTACAGAAAAATTATCTAATATAGGTGTACCAGAATTTTTATTTTTCTTTTTTGGTGGTCTATTACTAAACATGTTTTCTTCTTCGTCCATAGAATCAAAAGAATCCTCAATAAGATGTTTCTTTACAGTTTTTTTATAATCTTTATAGTTTGCTCCCATTTTTTCCAATATTTTACTTACATTATTTTTTTCTTTTAGTATCGATAACATTATATGTGCAGTATTAAGATATAGTTCTTTTAATTTATCACACTCTATTTCAGCATCTGCAATAATTTTTTTAGTGTATTTTGACATAGGTAATAAAGATAAATTTATAATAGTGTCGTCTTCTGTTGGTGAATATACTATTTTTTCAATCTTACCGTGTAGTTTATTAATATCTACACCCAACTCAATTAAATATTTTATTGCTTCATTATCATAATCATTGATTAAGGCAATAATAATATGTTCTATATTAATTTCCACATCACCATACAATTTAGCCTCTTCTATAGACTTATTTATGATTTTTTTAACCTTTGGTTGTACTTTCTTCATACTTAATTTGTTTTTTTATATAAATATCTCTATATTTGTATTAAAGATATAAAATAAATTATGGAAAGTCAATATAAATTACATTTAGGAGACACAAAAAAAATAATTTCTACTATGATAAAAGAAAATCAAAAAGTAGATATGATATTCACATCACCACCCTATTTCTCAATGAGAAAAAATTATAGTGGTAATGATGATGGAGAAATCGGATCTATACATGTTGATGATTATGCCGATTGGTTTTTAGAGTTTACAGAATTATTTTTAAAAGTATTAAAACCCAATGGTAGTTTTTTCTTAAATATTAATGATAAAATAGATAATGGAGTAGTACATCCTGTGATTGATGAATTAAAATATAAAATGAGAAGACAGGGATGGTATATGGTTGCTAAACCGTATATATGGTTTAAGAAAAACGCTATACCAACCAATTGCAAATATAGGGCAATAGATAGATATGAATATGTGTTTCACTTTTCTAATTCTAATAAACCTAAATTTGTTGCAGATAACTGTAGAACAGAACATTCAGAAGTTACCAAAAAAAGATTCAAAAAACCAGTCACTACAATTAATTCTAGAGATGGTGTATATGATTCACAAATGAGAGAGTTAAATAAAAAAGGTTCTTTACCACACAATGTTGTAATTGCTGCGTCAGAAACAAATCCAGGAATTCTACATCCCGCACCATTTAGTGTTGAATTGGCGGAATGGTTTGTTAAAATAGGTAGTAATGAAAACGATGTGGTTTTAGATCCATTCGCTGGGTCATCAACAACAGGTGTAGCCTCATTAAAAAACAATAGAAACTTTATTGGTGTCGACTTAGTAGAATTTAATATTAATTTCGGAAGAAAAAGAATGAATCACTATTTAGAAACAGGAGAATTATATATCCCTAAAAATTTATTAGAGGAAAAGGGTATTGATGTAAACTATTATAAAATAAAAGGTAAACACATAAATAACCCTTAATGACAAAATGTCACAAAAATTCTATTGGCATTTATTTTGATTATATTAGTTTATAATAATAATAATTTAAAATAAAAAAAATGTATAATAGAAATTTAAACGAATTTTTAAGAGAGTTTATGAACGATGATTTATTTGGTAGAAGTTATGAAATTAGTTTACCAAGAATCAGAACTAATAATCTTAAAACAAAAGATTATAGTGATAACACACCATCTACTAACGTATATGAAGATGAATGGTCATATAGATATGAATTATCGACACCAGGATTTACTAAAAAGGATTTAACTATTAAAATAGAAGAAAATGTTTTAGAAGTTAAAGGTGAAAGAAAAACTGAAAATAAAAAAGATAAAGGTGAATATATTTCTAAAGAATATCATACATCTAAATTTTTTAGATCATTTAATTTACCAGAAAACGTTGTATTAGATGAAGTACACGCAAAAGTTGAAAATGGTATTACTATTTTGTTTTTACCTAAAGTAACACCAACTAAAAATAAAAAAGGAAGTAGAACAGTAGATATAGCTTAAAATATTTAATAACTATAAAGAAAAATAAACCCATAACTTTACTTGTTGTGGGTTTTTTTTATACTTGTAATATGAAAAAGACTTTCAATATAAATAACATGACTACTATTTTTGATAATAAAGGTTTTTTTTTAGAAGTAAAAGATAATAAAATTATTATAAAAAAACCTTCTATATTTTCCTATCATCATTTAAAAAATATTATATATTTTTGTTTTAATTTTTTTTTTATTATAAGAATAAATTTAATTATAAAATTAAAAAATAAAATGAAGAACACCAATTTTTTTTATTACCCAATATTATTATTATTATTACCACTATCTTTATTTTTACCTAAACTCATCTATTATATTTTTCTAAAAAAAAATATTAATATATGGGTTATTTATAAAGATAGTTTTGACTACCTTTACTATGACTGGAGAGATCTTCATAACTCATTAACTAAAGAAGGATATAATCCTGAAAATAATAGTTATGTAAAAATTTCAATAAAAAATAATAAATACATAATAACTGATGGTAATCATAGAGTATATCTTCTAAAACAAATGTATCCAGAAGGAAAAGAAATAGATGTTTTTATTTGAAATTAAAAAATAAATTTAGTATATTTGAGGTATGTTAAATACGGCACCAAAATTTAAAAAAATAGTTTTACTCATAAAAAGTAAAATTCCTTCTAGCGATATATCTTCTAAAATTAGAGTTATACATGAAGATTGTGCGATGGTAATAACAGGTGATTATGTTATTATAACTGAGGATTTTCAAGGAAATAGTATAGACGATGAACATTCGGTAATGGGTAAAATTTATGAGTTAAAGGAAATAGATAGTTACAAATTATATAAAAATTAGAAATATGTTATTAAATAAACACATAGATAAAGAATCAATAGAAAATTTATACGAATCTAGTAATATACTAGCATCTCGTTATAATACAATAAGTCAAAAGTTGGCGATTATATTTAAAGGTGGTAGACAATACCTATATCATGACGTAAAAAGAACTGATTATAATGAATTTGAGTCAGCAAACAGTCAAGGTAAAATATTAAATAGTAAAATTAAAAACTATAAGACAGAAAAAATTGAGGGTATTGTAGATACGACACTAATATTAGAACAAATAGAAAACCTTAAAAATCAATGATAGTAACAGAAGAACAAAAAATTTTAGGTGAATTATATAATTTAGAAGAATCATTAAGTGATATTTTAATTAGTCAGGAAATGTATGAAGAAATTAGAACACTTCATTTAATAATAGAAAAATTAGAATATAGAATCATTAATAAGATAGGTACTATTGGTATTTAGAATTTATATAAAATACAAGTATTTATATAAAAAAAGATACCAATGAAAATAAATAATTTAGAAGAACAAGAAGTTAATGATATTATTGAAAAGGAGAACATTGATTTATCTTCTTTCAGAATCAAAGAAACATTAAACCCAAAAATATTCGATAGAGAACAACAAATGTATAAAGAAATAAGAAAGAGACTGTTAATGATTGCAGATGACTTTTTTGAAACTTTAGATATTGGTTATGTAGAAATAAGTGATATTATATTAACTGGAAGTTTAGCGAACTTTAATTGGTCTCGTTTTTCTGACGTAGATTTACATATACTTTTAGATTTTGGTGACGTAGATGAAAACGAAGAATTAGTTCGTTCATATTTTAACTCAAAGAAAAATTTATGGAATGAAAAACATAATATCACAGTAAAAGGATATGATGTAGAATTATATGTACAAGATCAAGATGAACCACATGTCGCTAGTGGGGTATATTCAGTATTATGGGACAAATGGAATGTAAAACCTGAAAGAGAAAATTTCCAAATAGATAATAAGAAAGTAAAAGAAAAAGCTAACAGTTTAATTGATACAATAAAACATTTTTTTGAACTTTATAAAGGTGGTGACTATGATAAATTAATTAGGTCAATAAAAACCCTTAAAGAAAAAATTAAAAAAATGAGACAAACAGGGTTAGATAGAGAAGGAGAATATTCTTATGAAAATATTACATTTAAGGTATTAAGAAGAATGGAATTTTTAGATAAGTTAAGTGAGTTAGAAACTTTGGCGTATGATAAATCATTAACATTGGATGAATCAATACAATTTATAAGAAACTAAATATATACTATTTTGAGTTTTTTTATTGAATTTGTAATATTTATTAAATAAAAACATAATTATGGGAACATATTTAACAGGTACATATTCAGTAATACATAATAATAATACTGCAGACTTTGATAATTTTATTTATAGTGCATTATATTTTACTGGATCAGGACCATTTATCATTAACGGTACTTCTGTTGCAGGAACTGCAGGTAGAACATTAGATATCATTGTAAATAAATCTACAACTCAATTAAATGCAGGATTCTTATTATTAGGTAATCCAATAGCGCCACAAACTAAAGTAGGTATAGGGGAATATGTGAATATTAAAAACGGTAATCCAATACAAAGCTAAAAAAAATTAAAAAAAAATAAAATGAAAAATTTTGTAAATCCAAAAAAAATAAAAGGTCAAGACAAATTAGATAGAATTAAAGATCTAATGGGTAAAATGAACACCTTAAATGAGAGTACCTCAACATCTGAAGTTGATAACGTAAAAAGGGGTGCTAACGGAGTAATTTATGGTATAGTAAGAGAAAATCATAGTTACTTTATAAAAACCACTGAAAAAACTTCTGGTACTATATTAGCAGAAGACTTTAATTATATTGGTGGTTTACAGAATAAAAATAGTGAAAGATATGATTCTTACGCTGAAGCTTTAAAACAATTAAATTTAAAATTTGATATGTTAAATGAGTCTTTTGGTGTTAAAACTAATATTAACTTGTTTGAGTCTGATGCGGTAGAAGTAAAAGAAGCAAACGCTAGTGGTGTTGTTGTTAAAGAAGAAGAACCAAAAGAAGTGGAGGAACAAAAGAAAGTAATTAAAGTAGATGCACCTGCACCTTCTTCCGCACCTGTTGAGGATGAGGTTGTGGATACAGAAGTTGAAGATGACCCATTTGCTGATGAAGAAGGAGGTGATGAAGATCCATTTGCTGATGAAGAAGGAGGTGATGAAGATCCATTTGCTGATGAAGAAGGAGGTGACGATGAAGATGGAGATGATAAAACTAAAAAAATTCAAAAACTTACAGGTAAAATTGGTCAGCTACTGAGAGATAAAGATGAACCAGATGCAGAATTAGACAAATACGTTATTAATTCTATAATATCTGCAATTGATTGGGAGGAGATTCCTGATGAAGATGTTGAAGACATTATTGCTAAGATTGAGGGTGAAGATGAAGAAGATGGTGAATTAGAAGGTGGTGATGAAGTAGGTGGTGAAGAAGATCCATTCACAGATGAAGAAGGTGGTGAAGAAGATCCATTCGCAGATGAAGAAGAAGGTGGTGAAGAAGAATTAGCAGAATCTGAAGAAATTAAAGAAGAAAAAGAGACAATTAATATTTCTAAAAAACAAATGGAAATGTTAAAAAAAGATGGTAAGTGTGATTGTGGTGATGTAACTCTTAAATTAGATGAATCTGATGATGAACTAGAAGAAGGAAATAAATTTAGTGGTGAAAGACAAAAAGCAATCGATGCAGGTGAAGACGAGTTTGAAGTTGATGGTAAAAAATATGATGTTACTGGAGATAAGGAAGAAAAAAATGAGTCTAGAAAATTTTCTAAAAAACAATTAATGGAAAACTTTTTAAAAAAAAACATTAATGAGTCTTTAAACAAAATTCTTAAAGAGAATGAACTAATTTGTGAAAAATGTGGTGAAATGCATGAAGGTGATTGTCATGTCGATGAAGATCTAGATATTACAAATCAAACTTCAGAATTAGCGGGTGACGATGTAGGTGTAGTACACGAAGAAAATATGTCTGTAGTAGATGCAATTGCTACAGGACAAAATTACTTACAAGCGTCTGGAGATTTAGATAGAGATGGTGATCAAATACCAAATAGATTAGATATGGATAGTAATATGGATGGTGACTTAGATCACCCAACTTTTGATGACGAGGAATTTATTGAAATAGATTTTGATTCATTAATGGGTAATTCTCCAGCACCAACTAAAGAACCGGGAATTGCACCACCGTCAACTACACCAGGTAGAAAAAAACCAAGATGGAAAAAAATACCTAGACCAGAAGTTAATCCAAAACCAAAGGCAACAGATAGAAGAAAATTTCATTTAGGTAGAAAAGGTATGTATAGATAAAATGAACTTAGTTTATATAAATAAGGTTGGACAAAATTGGAAAGGGAACTTCATATATGAATTTCTCTTTTCTGATATTATAACCGATATAGACGGTGAGGGATGGGATGCGTATCCCGCATCGGGAAATCCTGAATCACCAGAAGAAAAATTTATAAAAAAAACAGGTTCATTAACGAGTGAATTAAAATTAGATGTTATACAAGAATCTGATTCATTTGCTATGTGGGATGCCGTAGATGGTATTATAGCAATGGCTTGGGAAAACTTAGAAGGATATGATGAATATCCAGAAAAAAGATTATTCTTTGAGTTTGGTGAAGAAATAGACTCAGTAGAATCTAAATTATATGAAAAAGATATGGTACTATCTTATAACAATGAATTAATAAATGGATAAAATGAAAAAAGTAAGAATTTACGAATCAGAAATTAAAAGGGCAGTCAGAAGAAAATTAATGGAGAATATTTTAGATGAGGAAGAACAAATGACGGTTTACCAAAAAGGTGATCCAATACCAGATGTAGAATCAGGTGAACAGTTTGGGGTAAAAGACGATACTGGTAATATTACCACTTATACTAAAAATGAATCTGAAGAGATGACTGAAGAGTTTGAAATGAAAGACACATATAGTAGAAAAAATTATAGACAGTCTCCTAGAGAAAGGGATATTGAGGGGGTATTCGGACAATATGGTGAAGAAATACCACCATCAGTACTAAGATATATTAGAAAAAATCCTGAAAGGGTAATTAAAAGGTTATATGATATATATGGACAACAAATGTTTGACTATATATCACCTAAATTACCTAATAATCCACAATACGAAGTTAATATTGAGGATATCGTTAGAGAGAACCTAAGAAAATAATTTTTATACTTTATTCAGATGAAAACAGTAGATAAATATACCAAACCAAAAATGAAGAAAAAGGATTTAGTAGAATATATTAAATTCAAAAAAAATGGTGGATATAAAAAATACAAAAAATCTGATTTACTAGGTGAAGCACGAAGAGATCAATATGATTTTCCTAGATTTACCAATGAATTAAGTGGTCCTGAAGTTAAAATGTTAATTAAGTATTTAGAGAAAATTAGAGAGAGTGGGTTAACTAATATGTTTGGTGCACATCCTATCTTAAATTGGACTAAAGATGATTTACATAGATGGTTATATGGTATGAGAAAAGATTTAGATTCTTTAGAACAACAAAAAGAAAATTTAGAGTACGATATAGAAAATGAAGGTGAAGATAGTGGCATATATGAATCAGAATTAGATTCGTTAGAAGAAGAAATAGAAATTATAAAATATTTATTAGATAATAAAAGAGAAGTAAGAGACATATTAATAAGGGGAGCATTAAAAAGGATTGATAATACTGATGGAAATCATGAAACTAGAAATGTACAAAACGTGTTTGAGAGAATGGCGAAAGATGCTTGGGTTATGTGGACTTCATTATATAGTATAGGTTAAAACAAAATAAATGAAAAAGGTAAAAATTAAAATAGACTTAGATAAAATTACTAAGAAAGTAATTAAAGAACACCAAATGTTAAAAGGTGAGTTAAAGAGAATTGAAAAACTTAATGAAGGTATCGAATATGATCCTAATCATCCAGAAAGAATGAATCCTAATTTAGAAGATAAATTAAGAAGTGGTGAACATACCTTTGGTAGAAATAAGGGTTTACCTGCGACAGGTACTAATCAAAACTTTTCAGAAAAATTAGCGAGTTCTCGTTTTAAAGATATTATTAATAAAGTCAAAAGGTATCACGGTATTCAACAAATCAATCCTCAAATGATGATGCAGATGATGATGATTATGCAACAAGTTGCGCAAATAGAAACACAACACAAAGATGCGTTAGAAAGATTAGCAGTAGAAATTGTAAGTGAGGAATTTGATATTCCAGATGATATGTTAGATGCGGAATTATTACCTCCGGGTTCACCATTAGATTTAGAACAAGATGAAGATGGGGAAGAAGAAGAACAGGAAGAGTTTCAGTCTAAGAGTGCTGAACGAATGGAAGAATTAGAAATTGAGGTAGATAAAAGAAATGTAATTAATGCATTAATGCAGGGAGCAGCCAAAAAAGGACATTATATTTTCCATATGGTTGCAGATGAGTTAGACAGTATCGATCCTAGATTAATGAGTTTATATGGTAAACTAATGTCTTTAGCAGATTTCCAATATTGGGTGATACCTGATCAAGTAATGGGTGGACAAATAGGTGGAACAGAAAAAATTAAATGGGAAAAACCTAAAGATGAAGAAGGTAATGAACAGGAGGATGAAGAAGAAGAACCAGTGGTAGAAGCTAAAGCATGGATATTCCCATTATTAGTACACGAACTTATTAAAGGTGCTATGGAATTAGCCGCATCCAATTGGGGAGAAGGTCATTTAGATTTTGAAGAACAAAAACACGTTATAGATAGAGCAGATACACCAGAAAATGAAATATGGGGAATGAGATTAGGTCCAGGTATGTGGGAAAAATTTGTAGCTTGTATCGATGATGATGATTATAAATTAAAACAATGGTTCTTTCATGAACTTACTAAGTTACCAGCACAACAATTTCATACCTTTATGAAAGAGATTTTATCTAACAGTGGTAAATGTAAAGAAGTAATTGGACACTTAAAAGAATTACACTTAGCAGACGAAGATGAAGAATTAGATGATTTAATTATGGGTGATGAAGATAACTTTGAAGATGGTTTAGAAGATTTAATGGTTGATGCTGGTGTTGCACCACCACAAGATGAACCTACTGAAGAAGTAGATGTTGAAGTTGATTATTCAGAAATGTCACCTAGAGAAATACAATCACTTATAGATGATGCTTTAGATGCTGGTGATTTTGATACCGTAGGTATGTTATCTAAGTATTTATAAAAAAATACAATTATGAGAGTTATTTTAACAGAATCCCAACTCAAAAGATTATTAACTGAAAAAAATAAACTTATTTTAGTAGAACAAAATCCGATGGATCTAGTAGTTGGGTTCTCAGCTTGGTTAGATCATAACGTAGGTAAACATCTTACGGACTTTGGAGATTATATATGGTATGGATCAAAAACTGACGATACTGATGGTTTGGAGAATGGTAAGATTGGAGATGCAAAAATACCATATTTTGGGTATACAGAAGCAGATAAAAACAAAATTTCAAGAGAAACTAAAAAAGCGATAGAAGAAATTCCTGAAATTCCCGAATCGTTTGGTAAACTTTACAAAATGTATACAGGAGATGAACTTGATGAAGTTTTGGAAGGATTTAAACAAGGACTATTAAAAAGTCTTAAAGAAAAATCACCTGAAGAACATATTGGTGATGTTTTAAATGGTATTCACCATTTTTATCAATTTGGGAAAAAGGAAATTTTAAAACCACTAAAATACGCACTTGAGTCTGGTATAGAATCAGTTGAAAAAGGAATAGAAGACTTTGGGGAATGGGTAGAAGATTGTTTTAATGATTTAGATTGTCTTATAGATGTTGCTTCTGTTGCAGTTATAGCACTTCCTGGTGTAGGTTTAGCGTTAAGTGCAGCAATAGATATTGGTCACGGAGCGTGGTATGTAGTTAGATATAATAATGCGTCAACTAGAGAAGAAAAACAAGCACTATTAATTGGTGCAACATTCTCGTTTCTTGGTGGTATTGCTGGTAAAGGTATTAAACAAAGTGTTAATATAGTAAAAGAGGTTGGGACAAATAAAGATATATATAAATATTGTAGTGATTTAATTGATTTAGGAAATAAAAGTAGCAATAATAAAATATTAAAGTCTAATATAGAAAAACTTAATAATAAATATAAATTAACAACTAAAGAGTTAAAAACTGTAGATAAAATACTTAATAGTCTTAAGACGTTAGACAAAAACATAATTAATAATTATACAGAGGCTATTAAGGTTATAGGTGAAGATTTAAACGTAGTCCAAAGAGCTAATTTAAAACAGTTAATGCAAAACAACAATGTATTCCAAACGATATTAAAAAATAGTGATAACAACATACCTGAAGCATTGTCTAAGTATTTGAATAAAGTTGCACGTAGAGAAGCGGTTATGGAGCTATCTTTATTTTATGCGTTAGATAAATCATTAAGAAACGAAAAAGTGGGATTATTTATTAGTAAAGGTATTAGGGAACTTAGGGATATATTGATACCAGATATTCGAAACACTGTTGAGTTGGAAGGTTATGATTGGTTTACCACTAAACAAGCTTTCGGTGCTATCTCAGAAGATGATCCTGATTATAGTTTTGAAAAATCTAAAGAAGATAATCTTAACTTAAAGAAGGCGTGGGAAGAGGGATGGAGACCGTTTAATAAAAGTATAAAAAACCCAACACAAATGGATTTTAATGAAGTACCTGAAAAATACCAAACAAAAAAATATAAAGACTTATTTAAAAATAAGGAAAAAGTTAATAGTTTTAATCCATCCGATGATTTATTAAAAAATAAAGATGTAAATGTAGAGGATGACTTTTTTGTTAATCGACTAAATAAAGATACAAATGACACAAATGTTAGTAATAAATATAAAGAACAAGAATTAGTTGATAGTTTGATGAATAGTATAGATCCCATTCCTAATGCTGATTACGAAAACTTTGATTTAGATAATTAATTGATACTATTTGATTTTTATTAAATCCCAATAGAATAACTTTACCATTAACATCTATTTTTTTTTGTAATTTCTTAATATTTATTAATAAAACATTGAGATGAAAATTAAATTAACAGAATCACAACTGAAAAGAGTTTTAAATGAAATGCGTTTTGATGGTAAATCTACCGGTTTATTTTCAGAAGAAGAACATATAGACGAAGGTAGAAAGAAAAGAAGAAAAAAACGTAAATCACGAAAACGTAAATCTACAAGAAGTAAATCTAAGAAAAAGAAAAATACATTATGTGCTAGAGGTAAGAGTGCTGCTAAGGCTAAGTTTGATGTTTACCCATCTGCTTATGCTAATGGATACGCAGTTCAAGTATGTAAAGGTAAAATAAAAGGTTTAGATGGTACTAAAAAATGTAGTGGAAGTTACTGTAGAGGGAAAAAAAATGAATCTTACGAAATAGGTGAGGTAGAAGTTGTAGAAAGGTTAGACGAAGATTTAGCCGTATGGTTCGGTACAAAAAAAAAGAAAAAAGGGGGTAAACAACCACAAGGACCATGGGTAAACATATGTAGAAAAAAGAAAGGTGGTGGACACCCTACATGTGGAAGAAGTGATTCAGATAAAGGAGGTTATCCTGTATGTAGGGCAAAAAGTGTTGCGGCTAATATGTCACAGTCTGCAAAAGATTCTGCATGTAGACGTAAAAGAGAAAAAGAAAAGAATGATGGTAAATCGGGTAAAGGACAATCCCCTAGCCCAATTAAAGTAAAAAATTACAAACCAAGAAAAAGAAAATCTTCTAAGAGAAAATCTAAAAAGAATGAATCAGTAAACATCAACAGAATGATGATTACTGAAAACAGAACAATTGTTAGTGAAGGATTAAGATATCATTTAGATAATCAAATACCTTTATCAGAAAACATTTATAGATACGGTAGTGAATCTTTTTTTAATTTAATTAATGAAGTAAGAAAATTACATAGTAGTAATAAAGTTAATTTATCTTATTTAGATGAAGAATTACTTAAAACAGATATTGGTAGGAAAGCAGTATTTGAGGGTAAAGAAGTTTGGCTAGATATCCCAATGGAAGACAATGAAATTTTAACTGAAGCAAAATTTAGAGGTAAGACAGTAAAGACTAATTCTCCACAAAGAAGTTCTTCTGGTGGTAAAGCATATAGAGTATATGTAAGTGGATGTGTTAATAAAACCAAATCCAACCCATCTGGAGTAAAACAAATTAGATTTGGTTCTGGTGGATTAAAGGCTAAGTTAAGTAATAAAGATGCTAAGAAATCTTACAACGCTAGACACGGTTGTTCTAAAGGTAGACATAACGATAAATGTAAGGCAGGATATTGGTCTTGTAGGTTACCAAGATACGCTAAGAAATTAGGTTTATCTGGTGGTGGAACATGGTGGTAAAAAAAAAAAGATATGAAAAAGATAAAATTAACAGAAAAAGATTTATTGAGGATAGTTAAGAAAACTATTAAGGAAGATAGGAAAACTGAAAACTATATGTTCTTTAGTAACCTTAAACAAATGAGAAGACAGATTGATATGATGTTAGAAAATTTTAACCCTCATTGGGTGGATTCCACATTAGCGGATGGACACGACTGGGCAGACGATAAGATAAGTGAATCTAAAACAAATATTGATAGTGTATTCGATTTCTTTATGAATAAACAATCTAATGCAGTAGGTACTGATGAGTTTCCTTCAGTAGATCATGATTTTGGTAAATATGATGATACAGAAGATTATTATAATACTCACGATAAGTATGGTAATAGTTTTAATCCTTACCCAAAGTAATGAGTTTACCATTTAAAGAAAAGTTAGATAATGGATATCACATCAGAACATTCTCTAATGAGACTGATAGTGGTGAATTAGTGTGGCATAGAGACAAAGAAGATAGAATTGTAGAATCTATAGGTGACACTAACTGGATGATTCAATTAGACAATGAAATACCTAAACCTTTAACTGAAAGAACATTTATACCTAAAGAGGTATATCATAGAGTAATAAAAGGAGATGGAGATTTAAAAGTAAGAATTAAAAAACTATGAATTTAAACTTCCAACATATAATTAACGAAAGTACTGAGGACAACCCTAAAATAGAAAACATGATGTTTCGTCTGTTTAATAGGGAGTTTTTTTCTTTATGGAGGGATGAAGATAATAGTCCACATAGAACCGGTTTTAGATATGATAATCTTGCACAGGTATTAGATTACTTTGGAGAAATGGTCGCATTAGACTATGAAGTTGTTTTATATTTTTTCATAAAATGGACATTAGACCCTAATTCTAAATGGAATGAGGAAGATGGAGGTAATATATTTAGTGAGTTTCAGTTAGATGAGGTAAGGGGTTGGAAAAATATGACTACCATATATGGTATATTAAAAAAGTTAGATTTTTTTAATAAAAGTTTTAAGACAGGAAAAACTGATAAAGATGGTAATCCTGAAAAACTTAATTATTATGATACTATGTCATTTAACGACACCGAAGGATTATACCCTAATATGGTATTATCTGTTGATGGATGGGATGAGTTCTCAGAATTATTTAAGAATAGAGATTTAGCGGAAGAGGCATTTAGTGAAGATTATAGTGATTTCTTTTCTTATTACGATACCCCAATAGATGAGATAGTCTCAGATATGACAGGAAAGGCAATGGATAGTGTAATAGAATCCATACCTGCATATACAGACAAAATTATGGTTGGTGTGGATGGAGGAGAAGAGTTATATGAAATGGGTATGCCTGAAGAGGTTGTAGGTGATGATGATTTCTTAGACATTAACCCAACTTTTATAAATACATTAAGGACACAGATAAAAAATAATGAAGTAGATGGAGAAGATGTTTTAAATTTTTTATTAGATTATAGTGAACTGATTGACTTAGAAAGAGATATTAGAAGTGCCTACGAAAGGACAATGAATGATGTGACAGAATCAGATATAACAAATCGAGGTATAGAAGAAATTACTGAGTTATTTGGTGGTAAACCAGATTGGGTAGAAAATAAAAAGAGTGAAAATACTAATAAGTATAATTTAGAAGTACCAATTCCTACTGAATTAATAGATAGGGTAATTGAACATTATATTGATGTTGAAACCGCTTTTGTTGAGGAACAAGAATCATACTTTTTAGATGCGGTTGCAAGGATGTTAGATGAGGAATATGAAAAATTATCCTTGCCTGATTTAGATTACTACTATCCTGATACTACAAAGGCGAAAGAGTGGTTTGAAGAAAGTTTATATAATTATTTGGAAATGAGTGCATAATACTATGAAAATTAAATTAACAGAGGAACAATATCGTAAGTTTGTATCGGAAGATACTAACCGCACTAACTTTATGAATAAAGTCTATAAAGAAATTGAAGGTGATGATTTTGAACATGTTTGGGATTTAATAGTAAATGTATATGGGTTTACTGTAGATGAAGTTATAGAAGATGAGATGTTATATCACTTATTAGGTTATAAAATGTTAGATAGAGTACGAAATTCGGGTTACTTAGGTTTTAATCCTAGACCTTATAGAAGGTATATGAATGCGATTGCAGAAAAACTTAGTGATGACGTATATATATCCAATATCTCACCCCCACAGAAGGCAATAGAACTAAAGCAAATACTTTATCTATTTGATGATTCAGTTGCAGGAAATGAAACTGTAGAAAGGTTATTAAATACTGTAGATCCAGCATTAGACTATTTTTTTGAACATAACCCACCTAAAAAAGCAATACAATTAGCATCAATTTTATATAAAAAAATAAGAGGTGGAGGTGTTTTTTTTGATCCAAGGGAAATTATGAATAAAATTAATAATTTTGCAGAAAGACACGGACTAGTGTTATTCTATAAAACTGCGGGACTAACTTTTGAGAAAAAGGATGGTATGATACAGTCACTAATAAATTACATTCAAGATAAACCTAAGAAAACTAAAGAAGGATTTTTAAGATATATAAATTCTAGAGGTAGATCATCAGGACAACACTCAACATTTTTTAGAGCGGCAGTACATGCGGGTATTATTAAAAAAGTTAGGGATGGTAGAACAATCACTTACGAATTAGGTCCCAATTACGAAGCGTGGAAAAACGGTAATTTAGTTGCATTTTAACTATTTATTTACATTTTGATATTTATTAATAAACTTATCTTATGGATAGAGGTGAAAAATTAAAATTATATGCGAAGTGTTTAGGTGATCCAATATATGCAATAGAAACATTTCTTAAAACTTATGACTTAACTCAAAAAGGGTTCGTTCCTTTTAAACTATTTCATAAACAAAAAGAAATAATTAGTTCATACGAAAAATACAATCGTAATATTGTAACTAAACCTAGACAGGCTGGTGTATCAACTACCACTGCAGCATATATTGCAGCAAAGATTGCATTTGGTGATCCTAATAATCCATGGAAAGTACTAGTATTAGCGAATAAACAAACATTAGCACAAGAGTTCCTTAAAAAAATAAAAGATTTCCTAGATCAAATACCATCATGGGTATGGGGAATAGACGAAGATGAATCTTATTTATCTATTGAATCTAAGGGACATATTAAAACTAAAGACACTCAATGTGAAGTAAAAGCGTTAGCAACTTCTAAAGATGCATTAAGGGGGTATACACCAACATTTTTAGTTATGGATGAAGCGGCATTTATCGATAAAGGAGCAGAAGTATTTGGTGCTGCACTAACTTCGTTAGGTACAGGTGGTAAAGTAACTTTAATTTCAACACCTAACGGACAAGATGCATTATACTATAAAACTTATGATGGTGCTAAACAAGGTGATAATAACTTCAATATAATCGAAATGAGGTGGCATGAAGATATTAGATATAATAGGGGTTTAAAATGGTTAAGAGGTGAAGACGAAGTTATTGAATGTGAAACGGTAGGTAGAGAAACATTGAGATGGGAATACAGTGGTAAAACATATGAAACTAATAGTATTGATATAAGTGACTATAATGTGATGGTAAAAGATGGGTGGAAAGGTTCTTCTCCGTGGTATGAAGAAATGTGTAGAGATATGAATGGGGACAAAAAACAAATAGCACAGGAATTAGACGTATCCTTTGTTTCTTCAGGAGGTAATGTAATAGATGAAGAATACATAGAGTTTCAAGAAAAAAATAATGTACAAGAACCAAAATATAAGGCAGAGATGGAAAAATCTATGTGGATATGGAAAGAACCTGAAGACGGACATAAATATATTATGGGTGTAGATGTTTCTAGAGGAGATGGGAAAGATAGCTCTACTATTGTAATATTGGATTTTGAAAACTTAGAACAAGTTGCAGAATTTAAGTATAAATTACCTCCAGATCTATTGGCAGAAATAGTTTATAAATATGGTAACTTATATAATGCATATACTGTAGTAGATATTACAGGTGGTATGGGAGTTTCTACTGTAATGAAATTATTAGAGATGGGGTATGAACATTTACATTATGATGATCCTAAAAGTAGAAAATTAAGTGAGAAATACGTTAAAACATTATATAAACAAGGTGATAAAGTACCTGGTTTTAATGTTGGTAGTAGTAGATTACAAATGGTTAGTGATTTAGAAGAACACATAAGAGAAAATAAAACAATAATTCGTTCTGTTAGGTTAATATCAGAATTAAAAACTTTTGTTTATAGAAATGGTAGGCCCGATCATATGGATGGATATCATGATGATATCATAATGGCATTGGCAATGCCATTATTTGTAGTTCAAACAACGTTTAAAAAATTAAAACAGGCAGAAAATCAAACAAGAGCAATGTTAGATAGTTGGACAACTGTTAGTAACAGTAGTAATAAAATTACACCTAAACCTATTCATACTAACCCATTTTATAGTAATACCCCTACTTATAATCCTAAACAAAACCATAATAATACTGATAATGGTGAATATAATTGGTTATTTGGTATAAAGTAATATTTAGTTTTTACTAGATATTTATTATAATAGTAAAAGATAATATATAAAAATGGCAAAAAAAACAATATTTCAACAATTAGGTGACTTATTTGGTCCGGAAAGAAAACAGACTTCTAATAAATCTAGATATTCTTTAAATGACAAAGAATTATTAAAAACTAAATCACAAGAAGAATATAACTATGAGTTATTACAAAAACAACAAGACGCTTATTTATCTAATCAATGGAAGAAGGTTGATAACGAAATATATCAACATTCTATTTATTACGAAACTACGAGATTAGCTTCTTATGCTGATTTCGAGGGTATGGAATTTTTTCCCGAAATTGCGGCGGCTTTAGATATTTTTATGGAAGAGTCTACTACACCTAATAATGATGGTAGAATATTAAATATATTTTCTGAAAGTAAAAGGGTAAGGAGGATATTACAAGATCTATTTTTTAATAGATTAGATATCCATACTAATTTACCTATGTGGGTAAGAAATACATGTAAGTACGGAGATAATTTCTTATATCTATCGATAGACAGTGAAAATGGGATACAAAGTGTAAAACAATTACCTAATATAGAAATTAGTAGAAAAGAAAATGACGGTTTTGGTGAAAATGCAAACACTAGTAAAGATGATAAATTTAATCCAGTTAAATTTGTGTGGGGACAAAAAGATATGGAGTTTAATGCTTGGCAAGTAGCACATTTTAGATTATTAGGTGATGATAGAAGATTACCTTATGGTACATCTATATTAGAAAAAGCTAGAAGGATATGGAAACAATTATTACTTTCTGAAGATGCAATGTTAATATATAGAGTTACCAGAGCACCCGAAAGAAGAATTTTTAAAATCTTCGTTGGTAATATTGATGAAAAAGATGTTCCCGCATATGTTAATAAGATTGCAGATAATTTTAAAAGAAGTCCGGTAATTGATCAACAAACAGGACAAATAGACACTAGATACAATCAAATGGCACAAGATCAAGATTATTTTGTACCTGTTAGGGATCCTAATGCACCTAGCCCAATAGATACTTTACCTGGAGCAACTAATTTATCTGAAATTGCAGATATACAATTTTTACAGAAAAAATTATTTACCGCTTTAAGAGTACCTAAACCATTTTTAGGTTTTGAGGAAGTTAATGGTGAAGGTAAAAATTTGGCATTACAAGATATTAGATTTGCTAGAACAATTAATAGAGTACAACAAGCAATTATACAAGAATTAAATAAATTAGCAATAATACATTTATATATTTTAGGGTTAGAAGATGATTTAGAAAATTTCACACTTTCATTAAATAATCCTTCTACACAAGCGGAGATGTTAAAGATTGAACAAAATCAACTTAAAGTAACACTTTATAAAGATGCAGTTTCGGATGCAGGTAATGGTTTTGGTGCTTATTCTATGACTAGAGCGAAAAGAGATATTTTAGGAATGTCTGAAGAAGAAATTAGAGTTGATTTAGAACAACAAAGAATGGAAAAAGCTGCAGGTGCAGAAATGGAACAAACTTCTACTATAATTAAGAAAACAGGTATATTTGATAGAATTGATACATTATATGGTGATCCATTGGGTGCAGATGCTGCTGGTGGAGATGCTGCTGGTGGAGATGCTGCAGGTGGAGATGCTGCTGGTGGCGACACAGGTGTAGGTTTTGGTGATATGGGAGGTGGCTTTGGTGATATGGGATCAGACGCAGGTGGTGATACAGGAGGTGATACAGGAGGTGAAACAGAAACAGAGGCTGCACCTACTGAGGAATCTTTAAGTAAAAAAGAAAACCTACTATTAGAACAAGAGAAATTAAAGTTAAGTAAAAAAACAAAAAAATATCAAAACGTATATTTAAAAAGACTAATAGAAAGTATTGATTCAGATGAAAGGGTGTTTAATGTAGAAGGTATGGATAACGAAGTAAACACAATAAACTCTAAGATAGAAAAAATGTCTTCAGATATAGATAATATTTTAAAAGAAGAAGAAAAATAAACTTTTTATTATATTCTAATATTTATAAATAAACAATACTATGAATAACTTTGGAAACATAAAAGATACATTTAATAACATATTATCTAATTCGTTATTAACCAAAAATAAAAAGGGTAAAGAAATATTTTCTAAATTTATAAAATTATTAAAAGAAGACAGTAATTTAAAAAATGAATACTTATTATTTAAAAATTTAACTTCTGTTAGATTTGACAATGAGTCAGACGCAAAATATTTTATTAAAGAAAACATTAATTTATTAAAAAATAACAATGCCACTAAAGGTATTAAAAAATTAGAGTCTATTTTAGAGGGTAATGAAATAGTAAAAGATAATAGTGAAATATATGAACATATTAATATCTTAAGAAACACTAAAAAGACACCAGAAAATATTATTAATATTCAAGAGTCTTTGAATTTTTTAACTAATAATATGTTAAAAGAAGTTATAGTAGAGGAAGAAGAGTTCGATAAAGTAGATATACCACCAAGTATTTTAACTAAGATGGCAACCAACAGATTTAACTTAAAATATCAAGATATTACTGAAGGGGAAAAAGAAATCATTAAAACTATATTAAATGGGAGTGATGAAGATAAAAAAGAAGTTTATAAAAACTTAAAAACTGAATGTATCGATATCATAGATAAAAAACTAAATGAGAATGTTGATCTGGACATCAAAGATAAGTTACTTAAAGTCAAAGATAAATTATTAAGAATGACTTATAATCCAGATGAATATGTTAAGGACATAAATAGTGTTTATGAACTTAAAAATTCAGTGGCCACTGAGGAATAACAAAAAATAAATTTATATTATGGAAGAAATTTTTAACAAAGTAAAAGGTTTTTTCGCGGGTATTACTGACCTATTAATGACATTTTTAAGTGTCGGTATTCTAGTACAAGTACTTTTCGGAGGTGCAGTATTTGGGATGGACGTAGTAGGTAACGTTACTAATTTAATTGAATCTTTAGGTAACTCTGGATTTGTTGGATTACTAGCAGTTGTAGTATTAGTGAATATCTTAAATAAAAAATAACAACATAATTAATAACTAAATATAAACTCACACTAAGTTGTGAGTTTTTTTTTGCAATAGCGTTAATTTGACATATATACATAAAATGATTATCTTTATACATAAATAACATTAAAATAAAGAAATTATGAATGAAACGAGGAAAAGAATTAAAGTTAGATTTAAACCCAAATTATAAGATTAAATTAGGTACAGTAGATAATAAAAACCCAAAAACGATATATATAAATTTAACTGCTTGGGGGCAATTAAAAAAGTACGATATAGACTTAAATTACGATAATGTAATTAACAAACTGAGAACAAAAATTAAACATAAAATTAATAGTTATAACATAGATGCTTTTCATAATGGTAAGTATATTGTAGACTTAGATATGAGATCATCAGGAATAAAACCAACAAAGAGAAGTTTCATGTCTTGTGAAATAACATTATTCCAAAAAGAAAAAACTCCAATAACCAATACAGATATAGTTAATTCTTCAAAAGAAATAATAGAAGATATTATAAAAGACTGTTTAAATAAAAACGAACATTTTACTTTCTTTAAAACTAAAAAATAAAGTTTTTTATAATAAAGATATATTTATTAGTAAATAATATTCTTATTATGGAAATTTTAAAAAACAATAACCTAAATAAAAAAGGTATACTAGTCGAGTATGATGCTGGTTATATTTCACCTAAAGATAATAGACACTTTATTAACGAAATAAATAAACTAACTAAAGGTCAACAAATTATTGAAGAACCTTTGGTTGTTTATGCAGTATTACAAAAATATGGTGTTGAAAATAGGAATGGTAGAGTTTATCCTGAAAACATTCTTAAGAAAGAAGGTGAAAATTATATGAAATTAATAAATGAAAAAAGAGCTATGGGGGAGGCTGATCACCCAGAATCTTCTATTGTTGCAATAAGTAGAATTTCACATAACGTTACAGAATTGTGGTGGGAAGGAAATGTGATGATGGGTAAATTAGAAATTATTATGTCTCCAGGTTTTGTAACACAAGGTATTATTTCATGTGAAGGTGATCAAGTTGCAAACCTTTTAAGAAAGGGTTTAAAGATTGGTGTATCTTCTAGAGGTGTAGGTTCATTAAAGAAAGAAAACGGAAAAAATGTTGTTCAAGATGATTTTGAATTAATCTGTTGGGATGTAGTTACCTCACCATCAACACCAGGATCTTGGATATATAATGAGTCACCATCTAAAGAAGAACAACAAATGTCTGAATCTAAAAAAACAGATAAGAATTTACTAGTAGATGGATTAAATAATTTTCTGTCAGATTAATTTCACAATAAAGTAACACTTTTATCATTTTTTGCATATTTATAAAAAAAACAGCGCACTTAGTGCCTGCATTTTTTATTATAATAACAAAATGTAAAAAAATAAAAATTTACAATGGCTACAAAAAGAAAATCAATCATCGAAGAGGCTTTGTTAGAAGCAAAGTCTTTAGAGGATGCCTTAAAAGCCAATACGAAAGAAATGCTTGCCAATCATATGAAGCAAGAAATTGAGAACATCGTAGAGTCATCTTTAAAAGAACAAGATGAAGAAGAAGCTGAAGAGCTAGATATCGATGTGGAAGGGTCCGATGAAGAAATGGAAGAAATGCCAGCGTTAGAAGCTGGAGACGATTCAGAAGGGGATGCTGAAGAAGCAGACTCAGAAGAGTCAGAATTAATGGATTTAGATGTTGATCTTGACGCTTTAGCGGGAGATAATGATGATGAAGTTGAATTAGATGTTGCTGAATTACCCTCAGATTTAGATATGGGTGATGAAGAAGAATTAGATTTAACTGGAGCATCAGACGAAGAAGTAATCGCAGTATTTAAGAAAATGAGCGATGAAGACGAGGTTGAGGTTGTTAAAGACGCAGACGGAATCCACTTAACAGATAACGAAACCGGTGCAGAATATTACATTAAAGAAGGTGACGAACATTATGAAGAATCTTACGACAAAATGGATGAAGAGAAAGATTGTATGAAAGAGGAAGCAGGATGTGGAAAACGTTACGAAGAAGGACATGACCATATGGACGAAGAAGTAATGTATGAAATAGAACTAGATGAAATGGATGACATGAAAGAAGGTCACGATATGGAAGAAGGTCACGATATGGAAGAAGGTCACGATATGGAAGAAGGT